ATGTCGGCCACTAATCCCTTTTTTGAAAGCAGCCTGTTGCCTTATCAGGCACCCCGATTCGACGAAATCAACGACGGCCACTACCGCCCGGCATTCGATGAAGCGATACGCCAGAAGCGAGCCGAAATTGACGCGATTGTCGCGCAAACGGCCGCCCCGGATTTCAACAATACCGTGCTGGCGCTCGAAAAAAGCGGTGCCATGCTCTCGCGTGTCAGCAGCGTTTTCTTCGCCATGACCTCTGCGCACACCAATGATGACTTACAGGAGCTTGAGGAGCAGATCTCTACCGAGCTTGCTGCCCTGGCGAACGATATCTGGCTTAACGACACGCTGTTCTCTCGCGTGGAGAGCGTCTGGCAGGATTGTGCTGCGCTGGACGCCGAATCCCGTCGGCTGGCAGAAAAGACGTACCAGCACTTTGTGCTGGCCGGTGCGCGGCTGAATGATGCAGAAAAAGCGGAGCTGAAAGCGCTGAATACCGAGGCGGCGACCCTCACCAGCCAGTTTAATCAGCGTCTGCTGGCCGCCACCAAAGCCGGTGGGCTGGTCGTGGATTATGCTCATCAGCTTGATGGACTCAGTCCTGACGAGATTGCGACGGCTGCCCATGCCGCCGCGGAGAAAGGGCTGAACGATCGCTGGTTGATTCCGCTGCTGAATACCACTCAACAACCCGCACTTTCCGCGCTGCGTGACCGTCAGACGCGGGAAAATTTGTTTAACGCGGGCTGGACGCGTACCCAGAAAGGGGATGAAAACGATACCCGGGCACTGATCCTGCGTCTCACCGCGTTGCGCGCGCGTCAGGCAAAATTGTTGGGGTTTGAGGACTACGCAAGCTGGAGTATCGCCGATCAAATGGCGAAAACACCTGCCGCCGCGTTGGCTTTTATGCGCGGGATTGTGCCCGCTGCACGTACCCGAGCGACGCTTGAGCAAGCCGATATCCAAAAAGTGATTGATGACGAGCAGGGCGGGTTCACCGTGCAGGCGTGGGACTGGGCCTTTTATGCTGAGCGTGTGCGCCAGGCGAAATATGCTCTCGACGAGTCGCAAATCAAGCCGTACTTTGCGCTCAACACCGTGTTGCAGGATGGCGTATTCTGGGCTGCAAGCCAGCTGTTTGGCCTCCGCTTTGTCGAGCGTTTCGATATTCCGGTTTACCATCCTGATGTCCGCGTGTGGGAAATTTTCGACCACACCGGTGAAGGGATGGCGCTGTTCTACGGTGATTTCTTTGCCCGCGAATCGAAAGCCGGTGGGGCGTGGATGGGGAATTTCGTCGAGCAATCGTATGAGTTTGCCTCGCGCCCGGTTATCTACAATGTCTGCAACTATCAAAAACCGGCTAACGGTCAGACGGCGCTGATCTCCTGGGACGATGTGGTTACCCTGTTCCACGAGTTTGGTCATACGCTGCACGGTCTGTTTGCCAGCCAGCGCTACGCCTCCCTCTCCGGCACCAATACGCCGCGTGATTTTGTCGAGTTCCCATCGCAAATCAACGAGCACTGGGCGAGCCATCCGCAGGTGTTTGCCCACTATGCCCGCCACTATCAGACCGGAGAGCCGATGCCGGAGGCGCTGCGCGATAAAATGCTTAACGCGACGCAGTTTAATAAAGGTTATGACATGACCGAGCTGCTTAGCGCTGCGCTGCTGGATATGAACTGGCACGGCATCAGCGAACCCGTGGACGATGTTGACACCTTTGAAGCGGCAGCACTGCACAAAGAGGGGCTGGATCTGCCCGCCGTTCCACCGCGCTATCGCAGCAGCTACTTCGCCCATATCTTCGGCGGCGGCTATGCGGCGGGGTATTACGCCTACCTGTGGACCCAGATGCTGGCAGACGATGGCTATCAGTGGTTTGTCGAGCAGGGTGGTTTGACTCGCGAAAATGGACAGAAATTCCGCGATGCCATTTTGTCGCGCGGGAATAGTACTGATTTAGCTGAACTTTACCGGAACTGGCGCGGGCACGATCCGAGGATTGAACCGATGCTGGATAACCGCGGGTTGAGCTCGTAAGGGCTTTTTCAGGCTGGTAGCAGAACCGGGCGCAGTGCCCGGTTTTTGCCCGATTTTTTCTTCCCCAAAACTCCTCCAAAATTCCTCCCCAAAATGAATTCTTGAATGCTGCGAAATTTGCAGGGGGATACGGTCCAATTATTCACGTAGCTACACCTTCACTTTCACCCAGTCGAGACCGCGATCGTTATGATACTGCGCTGTCATCCTGTCTGATGAGTGACCTAGTAGCTGCTGGGTATTGATGCCTTGCCCCTCATACAGACGCTCCGATAGAGAACGCAGCTCGTGAAAAGTCGGCATTGTTTTCCCATCCTCTACGGAAATGCCAGTACTATCGATCGCGAGTTTGAAGGAGACACTAAGGCTGTTCTCGCCAACCTGATCGCCTGCTTTCACATTACCGCTTGAGGTCACGTGATGGAGAAGCCAGGGGCTTACGACCCGATCCCTGCATCGCTTGATCACCTGCGCCAGTGTAATATCCAACATCTCGCAGCGTAGCGAGAGCGGTATAGCCAGTTTCGCCCCGGTCTTTTGCTGCTCAACGTGGAGATGACCGTCCCAGACATCAGAGAACTTCATTTTGGCGATATCGCCGCGCCGTTGCCCGGTGACAACTGCCAGAAGCATGGAGTTTTGGACGTAGGGCGCCATATTGGAGGCAGCTTCAAATATCGCCTTCCACATCTCAAGGTTCAGTCGCGAACGACTTACTCGGACAACGACTTTTCTTGTGGCTAGCGCCGGGTTATAACCCGGCTCAACTTCGCCTGCGTGCTGCGCCTCTTTGAACAGGTCAATCCAGACGCTGCGGAGCGTTTGCGCCATTCGTGCTTTGCCTCTGGCTTTATATTCGTCTGTAATGGCTGCCAGCATTTTGGTGGTGACTTCCTGAATGCCAATGTCAGGCATCCTTTCAACCAGTACGTTTGTGCATGTCCTTCTTGATTTAAGCGTATTAATTTTTATCTCTTTATTGCTGAGTCGCTCCTCCTGAATTTTCAGATACCGTTCAATCCATAGGCGCATCCGCATCGATTTCTTGGAATTAACTTTCTTATGGCTGACCATATCTATCAGGGCAAACGACTGGGCAACTTCCTGCTGCGCAAGCAGACGATTCAATTCAGAGGCGGCCAGACTGGCCGCCTCTTGATCGGTACCAAAACCGATAAACTGACCGGTTAAAGGGTGCCGATATTGCCAGTAGGTTTTGCTGTTACGCTTATCAAGCTTGCAGTAGAGATTTGGGATATCAACCCTGTGATTACGTGGTCTGGCTGCCATTAATTACTCTCTCCATAAGCGTCTTAACCGCTTTGGGCATGCGTGGTGGTAGAGCCGGCGATGCGAGCATACCAATGAATTTGGCCTCTTCATCGATAACCCACCGACGACCTTGTTTCAGCGCCCTTGGGATCGTTTGTCCTGTTTTAGCAATCTTGTGCAGCGCCGCTCTGGATGGTGGTTGCTTGAAGCCGTTTGGACCGGAAGCCCAATCCTCCAGGCTAACGAGCTGTCCCATGAAAACCTCCAGTTTGATAAATATGAGCTCTCAAAGTTATGTAGTGTGATATTTCAATATCAGGCCACCTGCCCAGGCAAGGATCGCAGTCGTCGCATGCCTGTCATTGCCGTGGCCACATAGCTCGCCTTGCGGTTCACCACCTCCACCCAGACCTTCACGCCTTCCACTCTCACCGTATAGGTCTCTTTCATCTTGCTGCGCCCATAGTCACCATATCTTTGCTGGTGGGCTGCGAGTGCGATTTCACATGCCTGGCGAGCCAAAGGGGATTGCTTACTGCCTCGATTAATCAGTCGCATTTTTTCTCCTTGAAGGAGGGTTTCCCCTCCCGATCTCGTTAGTCCACGTATTCCGGTTTCATATCCGCCAGGGTGATGCTGAACTGACCATGCAGTTCGTCGCCCAGATGGCGTTTCGACGATGCAAGAACGCGCTCAACCTCTGCGAACCGAGCAGCTGCATCTGGATCATCTGAAGGTGGCAAGGAATTGATGGCTGCTTCGACTTTGTTACGAGCATCAACCAGGTAATAACGCTTCACGGCCTTGTTTTTCAGCTCCGTGAACAGGGCAGAACCCAGCGTTGCTTTCACGGTTTCAATATCTGCGCGCAGAGCTTTAGCGCTATCCACGTCCTGAGCCGCCTCGATGCGGTCACGGAAATCATCAGCAAGCGTATCGATGTTTTGAGCTGATTCCTGAGCCGTTTGAGTCGTAGTGACGTTGTCACCTGAAATATCAGCGAGGCTAACGTGCTGCGCCGGTGCCGGGTTTACCTCTCGTTCTTCAAGGCGATCATCCAGTTCATCCGGGGTATAAACGCCCAGAATTACATCCGGGCAGAACAGTCTCGCCCAACGTTTGACAGCCAGGTACGCCAGCTGCTGGCGAGGGTCGTCAGCCCAAAGGGTAGAGTTTCGGGTACGGGCCTGAGCCAGCAGTAAATCGAGTTCTCTCGGTTTATCCTCGCCTTTCAGCGTTGCGCTGATAATGATGCCGATCCCGGCTTCGTCAGCCAGGGTCCAGCCAGGGACGCGGTACTCGCCTTTGTCGCCTTTACGGATATGGAATTTTCCAACGACCTTTTCCCATGGCCCGTACCATTCATATTCAAAGCGGCTGGCCAGTACGCCACTGCGCGAAATCACAGCATTAACCAGTTGCGCTTCATACCCGAGTACACCGTTAATCAGGTGCGTCTTTTGGGCCACGGCAAAGGGATTCATTTGCCACTGTGCCGCTTGCATCGCTACAGCCATGCAGTCGGCCTGGTTGCCCTGCAGGTGTTTAGGAACAGTGGCAATGCCCTGCGCCATAATCTGCGCGAACGTGCTGATGGCGTTCAGATACTGGGAATCGAACAAAGCCACGTTGGAGTTAATAACGGTGTTCTGGTCAGCAACGGTAACGGTTGTGTTATGCATAAATCCCCCTTAAGCCTGAGCGCGCAGCGCTTCGAGGCGGCGCAGGTCGAAGTCGTTCAGTTCATCGGTGTAATCGGTAGTGATCGGCGCTGGCCATTCGCCCGTATCGAAACCGGTTGCGATGGCGCGCATCGTTTTGCGGTACTCGAGCATGCCCAATTCCAGCAGTTCGGTGGATGCTTCAATGATGGCGATCCAGTGGTAGTTCTCGTCTTTGTTGACGAAAATCCAGAAGAACTGGTCCAGCGCTGCAGTCTCGCAATACATAGCCGCGCTGAGGTGGTAGTCCCGGTCAATGATTTCCCGGTGCAGCCTGGCGCGCAGGCTTTCCTGCTTCACATTCCACATGCTGATGGTTTTCAGGTCAGCACCGATGCGCACGCCGTCCAGTTCAATCTCGAGGTCAGGGCGTACACGCACTTCTAATCCGGTTTCGTCGTCGAAACCGAAATAGCTCACTTCAACGGCGCGGCTTGGATGTGTAAGCAGCATACCGGCGGTCGGGTGCGCCAGGAGTGCAGACTGAATTGCACGCGCTGTGGCCAGCTGCTGGCGGGTAACCAGAATCTTTTCGCCAGGGTTGTCGCGCCAAGCATCCAGCAGTTCGTCGGCAAATATGGCATCGGGCTTAACCGACTTAACTGCCTGGATCATGTCTGCTTTGCTGCCGGAGACTTTCAGCGGCGTCGGTTTCTGCGCTTCCTGTGCGACCAGATCAGGATTGATGATCGCTAATTGCTCGAGTAGCGCATCACGGCTGCCACTGGTTTTAACCGGCGTCTGCAGAGTGGCGTTGTACTCTTTGATGCACGCTTTCATTGCCGTTGCCGTTTGCTTCTGGCCTTCTTCAATACGCTGGTACTCAGCAGGGAGAGCCATATAGCTTTGAGCCGTTTCTTCCAGGCTCGCGCCAAGTGACACTGGAGCGGGAAGGGCTGCGTTATGTTCTTCAAGCAACGCTTTAATCTCGTCAGCGCTCAGCAGTGCCGGCAGGCTGGCGTTGTACCCGTCGATGAACTCACGCAGAGTAGCGGTGGTCGTAAACGCATCTTCAGGGATCTCTGGTTCTACGCTGAACTCTGCTTCAAGGTTTTCCGGCTGCAATGCAAGGGCGTGCACCAGGTTTCCCATGTCCAGCACTTTGGATGATGTGCGCGGGATAGTTTTAGCCACATGGCGCGCATTGAAATACATCAGACTGACCCTGGCATCTTTCACCTGGGTTGAGCTAATACCGTTTGCTGCGTGATAAACATCATTCGGCAGACCTTCGTAGCGGCCAGGCTCGAAGTAGGCCGGGTATTCGAATACTGGCTCTGATTGCTGCTCTTCTGGCGCTATGGTAACTGCTTGCGTATTAGCCGCATCAGCGCCTTCGCCTGGTTGTACCGGATCAGTATTTTCGACTTTCTCTGACTGAGTCGTTTCCATCTGCACATCGCTGGTGGTCTCCGCTGCGTTTTCCGTTTTTTCGACTTCATTTGAGGTGGTATTGATGGCCGGATCGTTAATTCCATCCACCAGACCATCGATGGAGAACACACCGCTGCCGAGATTTTCAACATGCGGTTGTGCAACTGGAGCTTCGGTCTCAACAGCCGGAGTAGACAGCGGCAGCAACGCCACAGCAGAGTTAAATTCAGCCGTCATGGTTTTATTCACAAACTCAAGATGAGCCGCTGGCGTGTGGTGGATGTTCTCTGGTGCGATGCGGATCAGATTGAAGATTGCCGCACGGTTCACCGCCAGTATGCCGGGCTGATTACGCAGGATGGCGCTCCATGATTTCCATGGTTCCTCTTTTTTAGCGACAATTTCCTTCGCGCGACGCAGTACGCTGCCTGGTATTTCGTGTGGGTTGAAATCCATAGGCAGCAGGGTGCATGCGATCTCAAGATCGAGAGTGTCCAGCGTATGGTGTGCGCCTTCGCCGCGGTCGGTAACATAGCCGCCATCAGCGTTAGTGCCGGAATCAGTACGCTGCACGCTGCTGATGCGGTTTCCGGCAGCCCATTCGCGCGCCAAGATGCCACGGTTAATGTAATCAGTCGCCGCCCAGACTCTGGTGAATTGGAGAACCAATGCGAGTTCGTGACGCTTATCCTGGCTGAAAACTTTGCGAATGGCGTCGGTGTAACGCCACAGGTCTTTGGTATCGTAACCCTTAATCTCTTCGCAGTTTTCTGCCGCCAGCAGCAGGTTCTGAACGTAGCTGTTGTCAGTGTCCATCTCCAGCGCGCTGATAGTTTCGTATTCTTCTCGGGTTAAGTGGTGACGCAGTTCGTCGGCGGTGAACTGGGCGAGTAGCTGCTTGCGGAACGGCATACGAACGACTGGATAACGTGTGGTTTCGTCATCATTCTCGTCAATCTGAATACCGTTTTCAGGTTCTACATCCTGACCGGTTGTAACGCCGGTGTTGCTGGTGCTTTCTGATTTGAGAAGAGTAAGCTTTCCGCTTCTCCACTCTTCAACTAACTGATTGCGATCGCTGACATCTGCTCTCGCCCAGTCAGCCATGAATGCAGCGATAACTTCAGCTTCGTGCGTTTCATCTTGCGCGAAGACCTGCTTTATCGACTGAACGAGTTTCCACTCAGCGTTCAGGCTGAGTTCGGCAACTTCAGGGATGTCGTTCTTCGCCAGCAGCAGGTTCTGGAGATAAGTGTTGCCTTCATCCAGTGACATTTCGCTGGCAGCCAACTGCTGCTCTTTAGTGATGTGTGACTGGTATTTGTCGCTGGTCAGGTGGACGGCATAACGAACCGCTGGAGTGCGGTTTTCAAGCGGGACACTCTCGATGGTAGTTTCGACATTAACGGTCGCTTCCGGTGCGGCACTGTTGTCAAAGTCTCCAGTAGACTCAGCGCTAGCCTTTGGCAGCCAGGTGCGTCCATCGTCCTGGAGTGCATAGCGTTTGCACCAGGTGTAATCCACCGAACTTTCTTTCGGCAGGTCGTTATATACCGGAAAATCAGTGCGAACAGGTTTGGTGTAATCCTTACCACGCCCGGTTTCAATACCAGCATCTTCCAGCTCAACATCTAACTGCAGGTTGGCACGGGCTTCTGATTTCGCAGTGAACCAAATCACTGCGTCTTCTTTACCAGATTTCTGCGTAGCCTTAACTACATAGAAAAATTCCATGTGAGATCCTCTTTTTTGGATGTAAGATCCCCGGGCCAGAGATAGCGCCCATTGGGTGAACTTTGGTTTTTTAAGTAGTTTTCCGGTGTAACTTTGGTCGGGAGCACCGGACGTACGGGCCGCCTTGCGCGGCTTTTACGTTAGCTTTCGTGGGCCATCTGGTCGTAGGAAGCACAACGTTCAGAGCAGTATTCTTTTTCTTTGCGCGCAAGCTGTGCGCCGTTGCGATAGAGAAGGGTACTTTTGACTACTTCCTCCGGTTTAACCGGCTTGTCGCAGTAACCGCATTTCGTTGAGTTACACATCTGGATTCCCCTTTTGCGCCAGCAGGTAACAGAGCCGACGAAGAATCACTTCGAAGAAATTCAGTTTTACGGCCTGCTGCCGTCCTGGTTTGCGTGCGTAATCAATCATATTGATCTCCTTGTTATGCCTGTCTTTTTACCACTTCAGGCTCGGTGGTATACTGGAGTTCTCACACAACCAGTAAGGGTAAAAATTATGTCAGACAACCTCTTCAATTCAGGGCGAACGGTTGATTCCGTCGCATACGATCTCGCGCTAGCTCTCGCCTCAAAGGACCCGTCAATAAACACACCGGATGCTTTACTGGAAAAAGTCGAATCTCTCTTGCCAGAATGCGTGGCTATAGTGAGTCTCAGAAAACCTAAATACGCATACGGGATTGATATCGGCACTACGTATTAATCATTACCAAGAGCTGCCCGTGCAGAATCGAGGGCGGCTCTGGCCATTTTCATATAGAGGTAATGATCGTCTTCGCGAAGACTACCCATAGTGTCTTGCACTGCGTTCAGTGCAGCATCAGCAGCCTTCAATACCAGGTTGTTACTTGTCAGAATCGGTTTGACCTTAATCGCGTTTGACTCTTTATCGCTCATCTTAACCTCTCCTATTGGTTGCCTTATCGCCGGCCAGCGGAACGTTTACACCTGATGCGCGTTAATCTCTCCACCTCATCCGACTCTTCGTATGCCGTCGGCGGCTACTTCGAGGGCGTCCTGCCTTGGTGGTTCGTAGTGCGTGTGGTGATTAAACACAATGTTTAATCATATGTCAACATAATGAGTATTTGAAATTAAGTTTATTGTTTAGTCCTTCTTTGACATGCGGATTCTGTGAGATGCATTCGCAAAAAATGAAACTGGTTGTTGGTAGTACAATGCCTAAGAGGAAGGGTAAGAACGAATGTGATGGGGGATAGGCGAAAAAAAACCGGCTCGCAGGCCGGTTTTTTTAATGTTCATAAAAGCTACTTTTTGAAGTTTCTCATATCGAAATGACAACCAACAGAGCTTGAAAAGGCTTTGTTAATCATTTCTTTTCTGACGGATCCCTCCTCTTTAGAGATAGCATTGCTTTGACCATAAGGAGTAGCTGTTGTCAGCTTCTCTCTTTTAGGTGAGCTGGAAGGAATCACGTTTTTTTTCATGAGGTTAACTCTTCATTAAACGATACAAAACCCTACTGGAAGTTACGTCTACACAGTGTGAAGATACTTTTCTGGTTCTACCGTTACTATAGACCTTTCTGCAATCTGTAGTATTTTTTTCAGGATCAAGTTTTAAATGAAGGTTAGCATCATCTACTGGTTTTATCCACAGTATTTTGCCATCTTCATCTGGACCTAAATAACGCCAATCCAAGCATCCATCAGAAATTTTTGCTAAGTCATTAATAACGCTGAGAACGGACTGGTATCTTTCATTTGGATTGTGGTGAAGACACTTATTGATTATCTTAACAAGAGCTGGGTGTACATGGACTGGATAGTTCCTCGGAGGAAACTCTCCCTGTGCGAAGCGAGATTGTAAACGTTCTTGATCTTTTTCTGAGAAAAATTCTTGCACAGCATTCTGGAATTCTGCCTCGCCTACGGCCATTCTATAAAGAGTCATGCCAGCTTGATATATATCATAAGTAAAATTGAAGCGGTTTTGAGAAAGTATTTCAGGTGGTACGTGTGTCGTATAGAAAAGACTAATACTAGAAAGGCCATCGTCATCTATCTTGGCTGAAAGTCCAAAGTCAGTTAGAAGGGCTTCATCTCTGTCAGATAACATTATATTATTTGGTTTGATGTCAAAATGCATCAATCCCTTAGAGTGAATGTGATTCAGTCCACTTAAAAACTGAATTCCGTACCTAATTATTTCGCGACTTGTTAGATTCTTTTGTGCCATTAATGAACTTAGTGATCCATTTGAATAAAATGGCATGGCAATATAAATATTCTTATCATCTCTTGCAGCATAGCAAATTTGCACAATGTTAGAATGTGCACTAGCATAAAGCAACCTTGCTTCTTGGAAAAATTCTTCTGGTGCTATTGTTCCTTGATCTACTTGTTTAATTACAATCTCGTTATCAAGGTGCTCGTCATGCGCCAAAAATACCTTTGAGTTTTGGCCTTCTTGACCAATTTCCTTTAAGTATTTGAAAGACACATCAGCTTTTTGGTATGGTGTAAGCATGTTAATTTTCCACTGCTAAGGCTGATAGGATGGCTTCTTTTGTGTTGGCGTCATAATCTGATAGCTGAATTCCTCTGATTTCATCATCATTGAATTGAGCAATTGTTATACCAAGTCGAGAGCAGATTCCATTTTTTCTTAAGGTATAATATTGGGCCACATTGCTACTAGCAAAGGTCTCTTGAATAACGCCTTCAATATATAATCTTTCAATGTTTAAATTTTGGGTATTGCTTTCTGCAACTCGGATTGCAGCTGTATCAACACTATATTCACGTAAAATATCTAGTATGCTATTTCGAATGTACTTTAGCTTTTCAGGTATATTTAATGTCTGAGGTATGTTAACAACATCTACACACTTAAAAGTTCTCTCTTCTGTACAAAAAACCACAAAAGAGGTCTCTTTCGGAGCTGCGCGTACGCCTAAAATTCTCATAAATTATCCTTTAGAACGAAGCATTATATAATTTATTGCATTTTTATATCCAGTGAGTACCTGCATCATACGATTTTATATTTTAGATAAAACTTTATATAACACAAACACCTAGATACACCCTCGTATCATGTGACTGCATTACTTTAATCATCTTGTGATCGAATTCTGCCTTTCATGTACTTTTCGTATAGTTCGTCCAGTTCTTTCAGGCGCAACGCGAAGATACGAAGCATATTCTGCTGCTCTTCATCTGGAAGCTGACGGTAAAGTTCGAGCAGGCGTTGTTCATCCGGCTTTAGTCCGTTTTTTTCTCCTACGTCCTGACCAAGAAGCCACTCAAGGCTCACTCCAAGCGCATCCGCCAGTTTGATAGCTGAACTCTTACCAATTGTCCCACGTACAAACCAGTTGTTGACCGATTGAGCGCTTACGCCGCATATGCGGGCCATGTCTGATTTGGTCAACTTCTTAAGTTCAAGGATCTCATTGAGCCTCTGAACTTGTGGGTGGTTAATCTGATGTGTTTTTTCTTTCATGACTGGATTCTAAACCAAAAGTTTATAAGCTCAATTTTCATAATGTTGACATTATGATAAACAGAATGTTTAATGCATGCGTGTAAAATGGAGATGATCATGAAAGCAATTGATAAGGCAATTAACAAAGCAGGAACTGCCTCTCGCTTAGCTGAATTGCTAACCGTAAGCCCTATGACAGTCAGTCATTGGAGAAATCGCTATCAAGGCGTGGTACCAGCAGATCGGGTTCTGCCAATTTACGCTGCAACAGGTGTAACGCCCCATGAGCTGCGCCCCGATCTTTACCCAAACCAGACTGATGGTTTACCTAAACAGGAGCCTTAACCATGCAAACTGTTTCATTTCAACAGAGTAGCAGAGCTTCCTCTAATTCTCTGATATTCCAGTGTCATCAAAGCGAATCTACAGCGCAGGATATTGGTCATCGTGATCTCTGCTCTGCGGTCCGGGCGTGGGCTGCGGCAGAAGGGCGCGTAGCTGTAGCGCTTCAAATCCAAGAAGCAGCTGAAGAACTTCAACTTGATGGCGTGGATTTCTCAGGCCAGGCCGATGTCTGGAACGTGAAGCTGTTCCGTTGGTTGGACAACAAAGAAGACTCTGCATCGTACCGAAAGAACGTCGAGCAACTCGTGCCCGCGATCATGTCTGTCTTACCACTTCGATACCGCGACCGTGTCGTTAAAAACGACTCGTTTGCCTACCGCATGGCCAGGTTGGAAAAAGAGGTGAGTGAGGCGAAGCAAGCTCTGATGCTCGATGCACCGAAGAAGGAAAAGCTGAAGGAATTAGGCGAGGGGATTTTCGAAATGTTCAGAGTCGATCCTGACCTTACGGCACCGCTGCTGGCGATGGTCACCACCATGCTGGGGGCAATGTGAAGACTGCAGAAAAGGCGAAAGCCGCGGTGCTCGAACACCAACGGCTTTCAGGTGCAAAAACGGAGTGTAATTGCGGAGCTAAGTATGTCAAACACAGCTGAAATTATCAATTTCCCCCACAGAACTGAACAACCGGGAGGTCGTATGGCCGACCTGTCGAACGGGTATACCAAGGTCGCTAACGAGATCCAACAGCTTAAGCCTCGTCTGAGAATGTCAGGCCGGGAGTGGCAGTGTTTTGAAGCGGTGATCTGGCTTACCTACGGCTGGAACAAGAAACAGGACCGCGTTACGAACACGGTGATTGCCGAGCTTACAGGGCTGAGTGATTCCCACGTTTCGGATGCGCTCAAATCGCTCGCAGATCGCAAAATTATCTTCAGTCAGAAGCAGGGCGTGATGAAAACGGTCGGTATAAATACTGACCTTTCTGCCTGGATTTTTGACAAACCGAAATCGGGAAAAGTCTTCCCGAGATCGGGAAAAGTGTTACCGAAAACGGGAAAAACCTTCCCGGAAACGGTAGACACCCAAGACTATAACAAGAACAATATTAAAATATCCTCGTCTCGGAATTCTGACGAATCCCGAAACCAGAAAACTCAAAAGTTTCTCTTACGCCATCCAGAAGCTGCCGCCGGGATATACACCCCGGCAGGTAAATCATGGGGATCCGCTGACGACCTCAAGGCCGCACGCTGGATTTACGACAGGCTTCTCACCGTCAACGCATCGCTATCCGAACCCAACTGGGCTGAATGGGCAAATACCATCAGGCTGATGCGTGTCCAGGACAAGCGTACTCACTACGAAATCTGTGACCTGTTCCAGTGGGCCAACCGGGATGAGTTCTGGAAAGACAACATCCTGAGCCCCTCGAGTCTGCGAAAGCAGTGGGATCAACTCACAACCAAACGGCTGCGTGCAACCGGAACGGCAAAACCTTCCCGGGGCGGCATTGACCTGAATAACACCGACTGGATTGACGGGGTGCTGAAATGAAAAACCTCGCAGAGAACATTCGCAATTTTGATCAAGAACAGGCTCGCCGCGTGGCGCACAACTTGCCTGAGCAGTACACCGAGCGCGAACAAACGCAGCAGGTGGCGCAGATTATCAACGGGCTATTCGTACAACTGTCCGCCGCGTTCCCGGCAAGTCTGGTTAATCGCAGCCAGGAGGATGTGAACGAGATCCGCCGGCAGTGGGTGCTGGCCTTTAAAGAAAACGGGATCACCACTCTGGAGCAGGTCGAAGCCGGCATGCGCATGGTACGCCGACAGGAGCGTCCATTTCTGCCTTCGCCAGGCCAGTTCATCAAGTGGTGCAGGGAAGGGCGCAGCGTGCTGGGGATCACCACCGCTGACGTAATGGCTGAGTACTGGAAGTGGCGTAAGCTGGTGTTCCGGTACCCGAGCAGTGAGCAGTATCCCTGGCCGAAGCCGGTTTATTACCACATCTGCCTCGAGCTGCGTCGCCGCGGAACCGATGGTCAGCTCAGTCACAAAGAGCTTGAGCGTGAGGCTGGTGATATTCTGGATATGTGGGAAAAGCGGGTGCTGGTCGGGAAGCCGATTCCACCTGTTCGTCGTGCGTTGGCAGCAGCAGTAGCACCGAAGGGGCCGACGCCAGCTGAGCTCCTGAAAGCAAAATATGAGCGCTTGAAAAATTGTGGAAGGGTATGAGTATGCTAGATGCGTATGCTGTGAGTTGTTGGTTTTGTTGCGCTAAAGGTAGTGAATTTACAGCTTCGAGCGATATTTGCGCTTATCAACTATGAGCGTGCTTAGACACCAAAACATCTGCCAAAATGAAATATAATCGTTATAATACCCAATCTGCTTAGGGGGTAAAATGTTAAAAGCTGTATCACTTTTTTCCGGTTGTGGTGGTTCTGATGCCGGTTTGGTTAAAAATGGAATTGATGTTGTTATGGCAAACGACATACTGCCGTACGCTCGTGATGTTTATTTAGCCAATCTTCCTGAGACGGATTACCTTCTAACAGATATAAGAGACGTCAAGTCTTTTCCAATGGCAGATTTGCTGGTGGGATGCTATCCATGTCAAGGCTTTAGTCAGGGCGGCGCAAGAAAAGTCGATAGATCAATTAATTATTTGTACAAAGAGTTTGCAAGAGCCCTTTCTTTGATCAAACCAAAAGTCTTCGTTGTCGAAAACGTGTCAGGGATGCGAACAAGTACTTTTAAACATTTATTAAATGATCAATTAGATATTTTTTCTAAGGCGACGGAAACTGGGTATAACGTAGTATGGAAAGAAGTTAAGGCCAATGAGTTTGGTGTTCCTCAAGAGCGAAAGAGATTGATAATTGTTGGTTTTAGAAATGATTTGAATATGAAATATTCTTTTCCTGATCCAACTCATGGCCCAACAACTGAAAATGAGTATCTAACAATCCGTTCTGCTTTGCAAGGTTTGCCGGATTGGCCTGAAGGAGAATATTGTGAGGATATTTTCCACTGGTATTATCTTTCAAGGAATAGACGTTGTGATTGGAATGATGTTAGTAAAACTATAGTAAGTAATATGAGGCACATACCATTGCATCCGGTAAGTCCAAAACTTATTAAAATTGGTCCTGATCAGTGGCGATTTGAAACCGAGCAACCAGCCAGACGTTTTTCATTTAGGGAAGCTGCTCGGTTACAGGGATTCACTAAAGATTATACACAGCATGGTCGAGACTTATTGTTCCCGGATAATGATAAATTATCACGAATAAGTTTATTAAAAGAGCGTTATAAAGTGGTTGGAAATGCTGTGCCGCCTCCTTTATTTGATGCTATTATAGCAAACATTCCCAAAGAAGTATGGTAATCTGAGCCCTCGGGCTCAGACTTTTTCAATACAGTATTCAATTATTTCTTTTATTTCTTCATCCATTTTTACAAATTCATCAAGGTACTTCTCGTGTATTATAGTTAGACGTATCCTATCGAGGACAATACCTGCATCTTCACTAGCAGTTTTCAGCATTCCATCACATAGAACAAAAGGAGTAGTAAAAACTTTTACGCAAGAAACATAGCTAAGAGGATGGAAGAAATTCTGGAGCCTTTTTATATTAATATCTGAAAATTTAGTGTTCCAATTATTCCCACAGGCACATTGACCAAGCGCGAATAATAATCCATCTCTTCCATCAAAAAAGTGCTTCCAAGAAACAAAATCTACTCCTCCATCTTTTATTGGACCAGCATCACCGTTAGTAAGTCCAGCCTGAGGCATCCAATGCCACTCAAGCGTTCGGAAGTTGATAAGTCTTTTTAATTTCTTAAATAACTTCTGAAACTCTTTAGGGTTTCTGTCAGATCTTGGCCAACCTGTATGCATATGCTTTGCTTCCTCACCGAAGAATCTAGTAAAGATTGCACCCGCAAAAATTTCAAAAAAACGTGGTAGTCTAGTATTTTTTCCTTCGGTAATATTTTCTGCCATCGATATACATAAGCATAGAATATATGATAACGGATAAGATTTTTTTAGCCTTAAGTGATTATCCTCGTATATGAAAGGATAATTTCCCTTAAGAATTCTGGCTCTACGTTGTAATTCTTCTGCTACGTCGCTAATAATATTATCTTTGCCACGATCTTCAATCATCCATTCTTCTTCGGAATTTTTTAATTCATCGTCTTGATTTTCATCATCTAGAATTTCATCTTCTAAGGTTCCAGCGATTTGTTCATCAGCTATAGCATTATCAATAGTAGAAAATTTCTCTAAAAGAGCCGAAAATTCCACTTCATCTGCATCAGTACAAATCTTTTGATATCTATTTTTATCGCCCAAAAGTAAATAATTAGAATTCACCATCAAGCTCCTTACCAATAATCACATCATTTATTGAACCACGGAATTTACTAAATTGTCGGGAAAGTTGATCTAAACGTTCAGATAGACTAACGGCCGTTTCCTTGCTTATTTTATCTTTAATTACTCTTGAATGACACTCTTCTAAATGATCACTGATTTGAAACATCAGTTCAATAATTCTCTCTTCCGTGGGTTTGGAAAGAGCTTGAATTTCATCAACATTTTTCCCAGATTTAAGGTAGCGAACTTTTTCTTCGGAAGAAACTATTTCTGCCAGTAGACCTAATTTTCGAGAGTCATTAACTTGAGAATTTTTACCTGTTCGTTTATCCCCGAACATAGCTGTCATTAATAATTTTGCGTTATCAAGTTTCTCAGAGTTGATTGGTTCTATTTCTTTTTCTTCTGAGGAGAGTTGCACGAAATCTTGAACTGATTTGTATCCAAGTAATGTATATACCCATGAAAATGGGTAGGCAGAATTACTTCCTCTTCCTTTTTTTACACTGTCTTCTTTGGTGTATTTACCCGATTTTTCAAGCTGTTTGACAAAGTTGAATCCCTGTAAAAGCCGTTTAATGGTATTATGCTTATCTCCGATCATGGATGATATGTCACTAATACTCATTTCACCATCATTTACCGTACGTGAAATCCATGCAGCTTTTGCATATGAATCCCAATCTTTTGTCGAGACGATGTGACGAACACCTAAATAAGAAACTAATGGTTTATTATCCTGAGCACCCTCGAAAACAATTGCAGGAATTTTTTGGAGGCGATGTGAACCATGTTCATGGTAGTTCTTAATATATGACTTGAAAATATCAATTTGATCTCTAGCTCTGTCATCTTCTATTAGTATTAGGCAAGCTGATAATCTTCTATTACCCTCCATAACCGTATATTCTTTATCATTTATTTTTTTAACCACCATAGGTTCTGCTGAGAAATAACCATTGATTGCTATTGAACTTAAAACATCGGTAACGCCATAGTTTTTAACAATATTGTTAAGGATATCGGTTTGTGTGGCCTTTCCGGAATAATCCTCCCCAAATCGCGGGTTTCTTTCATCGAGTTTAAGATATTCAATGGGTAATTCGATAACTTGTCTGGATTTCAATACTTCAGGGCCTTTGTGTACATTTACTTTCGACATGATAAAACCTCTTTGAGTGATAAAATCTTGATTATACAATAAAAAATACACTTTGTTAATAGGTTGTTTAAGGTGTATTATCAAGCCAGTCTATATAATATGAAAAATAGGAATGACCAAAACTCAGTGATTATTTACGCTCAAGTATCATTGTCAGTTATTTAATTTATTTTTAGTGAAATGTCATCATTTGTTTTGATGATTTATCGTTATAATATTTTAGCATTTAATTATTTAAAAAGAAAGTCATCAATATCAGTGTCGTAAATTTATGATGTGAAAAATAACTTTAAATTCATTGTCTCGCCAATTAAATGTTCTTGTTCAAAATTGTAGAGATTATATATCTGAAGCAAATAGTGAACCCTCATATTATGAGACTATGTGATCATATAGTGAAATTTTGGCTGAATATATTAACTCTCTTGTGTGCATTTTGCGAAATTTATTTCAATCTGTCAATTTTTTTGGAGAAATTCACATTCAAAAATCTTAAGGGAAATTAAATTTTCCTAGCACCAAACATATGCCTTCATGTCTATTAAATTTCATCATATTCGTATTTAGGATATGTATATTGACTGTTTCGGGGCTTACTTAATCACAGCGATGGGCATTTGGTGCTCTTTAAACGTTGCAAAATCTGTGAGATACGTTTATAAATGTGCTGTATATATGTACAGTGATTCATTGCGGAGGGAAAAATGAAAATCGAGTTAGCCATTGATCGCATGAAGAAACTTCCTGATGGAGCTATACCTGCGCTCGAGTCAGAACTGCTCAAAAGACTCAGCAAACAGTTCGATGAATGCCAGCTTACGATTAAGCGTGCCTGTAATGACGGTTTGACTGTTTTCGGGGGCGACAAGAAAGAGGTCGAACATATCGTGCAGGAGACTTGGGAAAGTGTGGACGAGTGGCTTTATTAATCGCGTGAATTTCACTGGAGCAGTTTTGAAGAGTATCGCTTTTTGCGTTCCCCTGGCTGTTCCCGATTACTGTTTACCGCGTCAATAAGTCGCTCTGGGGGAAATAGTGTGTAGTGCAAATGCCTTTAATGCAGATGATCAATGGTACGACGTGGTCAGAAGGGCCGATAAAGCAGTTATCTACAGCTTCCCGGGGGAAGGGAGATATCTGGTTTATCGAGTAAATGGAATAGTTTCATTACGACCGTTACTCGAAGATGAAGAAATCTTCACTCTCAACGGGTTCATGCAATTTGCAAAACGGCTTGGGTACCGAATTACACCACCGTCTGATATTATTCTTTCATAGGCCTGAACACCCTATACCTGATGCGCCACGGAGAGAACCATGGCGCTAGAATTACAACTTATCAAACACCACTCAGGAATACTGATCCCGGCTACGCCCGAGACCAGCGATATTCTGCAATCCAAAACCCGGCTCGGCGATGTTCTTGTAGCCGAGTTCAGGCGGGTGCGTAACCCGGCATTCCATCGGCGCTTTTTCGCGCTTCTCAATCTCGGTTTTGAATACTGGGAACCAACCGGCGGGGCTATCTCTAGCAACGAGCGGAAGCTGATTACTGGCTACGCCAAGTTCCTGGCTTCTTATGGCGGTAACGAGGGGGCTCTGATCGATGCTGCTGAGCAGTATCTTGAACAAGTCGCATACCGGCGCGTCACGAATGGCATAAGCCTGTGCAAATCCTTCGATGCTTACCGCTCATGGGTGATCGTCGAAGCAGGGCACTTTGATGCCATTCAGCTACCCGACGGAACACTCAAAAAGCATCCTCGTAGCATCTCATTCGCCAACATGGATGAGCTCGAGTTCAAGCAGCTCTATAAAGCGGCGCTCGATGTCCTCTGGCGCTGGGTCCTGTCACGTTCATTCCGCAATCGCAATGAGGCCGAGAATGTCGCCGCACAGCTGCTTGGCTTTGCGGGGTGATGGCCATGAAATATACCTGGTTTCATCATACCGACTGCAGCACTGAACAGGCCGACGAACTGGTTAAGCGTTACAAAGCGCGCGGGGTACGAGTTGAGCGTAGCCTTAACCCGGATTACGTGACCTGGACTGTCAGTGCATTCCTTCCAACCTCAAATACACCAGCGCGCCCGGACAGCCGCTGGCTAAACCGGATGTGGGGGTGAGCGTGAAAACATATCAAATCACTTTGCCCTGGCCGCCGAGCAACAACCGGTATTACCGGCACAACCGCGGGCGTACACACATTAGCGCTGATGGTGTCGCGTACCGCTATACAGTCGCCAGCGTCATTCGAAGCGCCCGGCTAAATATCCGAACGGCCGCACCACTCAAAATTCGAATTGAATGTCACATGCCTGACCGTCGGCGCCGTGATCTGGATAACCTGCAGAAGGCATCTTTTGACGCTTTAACCAAGGCGGGGTTCTGGCTGGATGACTGCCAGGTTGTCGACTATCGCGTTGTGAAAATGCCTGTCGTTAAGGGCGGAAAATTAGAACTCACTATTACCGAGCTGGAGACCGCATGAATCTTGAAAATACCCTCAAATATCACTTCGCCAAATCGACGATGATTAGCGACTCTCCTCGTGCTACGGCATCAGATGCATTAACCGGTTCGGATATTATGGCTGCGATGGGCATGACGCAGGAACGGGCCGCCATGGGCTACAGTGCTTTTCTTGGGAAGATGGGCATTAGCAACAATGACCGGGAGAGGGCGATCGAACTGCTGGCCCATTACGCGCTGACTAAGTGCGACCGGGTTGCGGCATTACGGAAGCTTGATGCAGAGATTAAACCACTGGTGATGCACCGGCTGGCCGCCTTCGCGTTCGAAGACTATTCCCGCAGCGCCGCCAGCGTGAAGCAGTGCGATGGCTGCAATGGGGAAGGATTTATTGACGCTGAGGTATTCAGTATGAAGTCTCACACTCCGGCAAAAGAGAAGAAGTACGTGAAGATGTCTTTGCACATGTGTGTCGAGAATATTCGTCATTCTGAGTATGAGGTGCGCAGGCAGGTCAGGGAATTAGCGCGCATTCTCTGCCCACAGTGTAAGGGCAAGAAGGTTGTTAGTTGCGCCTGTAGAGATTGCCATGGACGCGGGAAAGCCGTTAATCAAGCTCTTACAGAACAGCAGGGCGTTCCGATCATGGCGGATTGCAAACGCTGCAGTGGTCGTGGATATGAACGAATCCCATCGACAGAGGCATACGCCGCGGTATGTCAGATAACGGATGCAATCAGCCTCGATACCTGGAAGAAATCTGTAAAACTCTTCTACGATCAGCTCATCACCAAGTTTGACATCGAAGAGGCTTGGGCTGATGCGCAGTTGAAGCAAATAACAAAATAGGGCGTTATTCTATCGCGAGCTATTTACTTTTCCCGAATCTGTGATAATTTTGTTCTAACGATGGGTTATTGCCTTCGTTTAAAGCCCTGCGGTAACCCCGTGGGGCTTTTACTTTTTGGCGGTGTATGAATTATTGGAGAGTTAACGCTGTAACTGAAGCCTCGCCACATTTAGTATCCATGGAAGAAGTAGCGAATCTTCAGGCCGATACACTTCACCACAGGCCAGACATAATGTTGGATTAAATATAGGACAGGTGGAACAACCAATGTCGCACCAGTTGCGCAGCCTGCGTATACCGCCGAGTCCTTTGCGATTAATGAATAATTTAGGTTTAGTGTTCCAAGATTAATTGCATTGGCTGTACTTGAACCTACAAATCCGGAGCCAAAAACAACCAGGAACACATAAAGTGATGCTGTTAAGAGCTTTAAAATTAGCCGAATGAATTTCACAATGATCACCTGCTGATTGATGTCATCTTTTTACACAAGAACCACCTGTTTAGCTAGCTTATGGCTTGAGTTGTTCTGTTTGGTCTTCTTGATCGTCACCCCCCAGTATCCCCGGACTCTCTCGGGTATTTAATTCAGGCCGCAGATAATCACTCTCATACACCACATTAGATATTTTGTCTGATGGCCATTCAAATTCCTTTGAAACAGCACCCGCACAAAGCGAGGTGAGAGTATGTATCGCATGGACAAACTAACCACCGGTGCTGCTTACGGCGCTTCAGCCGGTAGCATCCTAAACGGCATGCTGAATGCCTACAGTCCCGAGCAGTGGAACGCTATCGGCGTGCTGGTGGGCATCATCATTGCAGTGATGACGTACCTGACAAATCTCTATTTCAAAATCCGCGAAGACAACCGCCGCAGCAGGAGCCGAGATGAACCCGAGACTCCGAAATAAGCTGGTGGGCGCCGTTGTTGGCGGAGCCAGCGCAATCACTATTGCAGCTGTGATGCTGGGCAATGCGGATGGACTTGAAGGAAGGCGCTATTACGCTTATCAAGACGTCGTTGGTGTCTGGACTGTTTGCGATGGGCATACCGGCGATGACATTCGCCGCGGTCACAGATACACCGATAAAGAATGTGACGCTTTGCTTCAATCCGACCTGCTCAAGGTAGCTGCAGCTATCGACCCGCTGATTAAAGTCCATATTCCCGAAACCACTCGTGCCGCACTTTACTCTTTCACCTACAACATAGGAGCTGGGGCGTTTAGCAGATCGATGCTGCTGAAAAAATTAAATTCCGGCGACGTTCTGGGTGCATGCAAAGAACTGCAGCGCTGGACGTATGCCGGTGGCAAACAGTGGAAGGGGCTTATCACTCGGCGCGAGATTGAGCGTGAAGTTTGCGAGTGGGGCCAGAAATGAACCGATTAACAGCCATCATTTGCGCTGTCGTTATCTGCCTGCTGGGTTCTATGGCCTGGGCGGTTAACCACTACCGTGGTAACGCCATCATCTACAAAGACCAGCGCGATAAAGCCACGGAGAAGCTCATCCTGGCGAACGCCACCATCAAAGACATGCAGACCCGCCAGCGTGACGCAGCGGCACTGGATGCTAAATACACAAAGGAATTAGCCGATGCGAAATCTCAGCTTGAAGATCTGCAGCGTTGCGTTAGCAATGGCAAGTGTGGGCTGCACGTCAACGCCAGATGTCCCGCGAACGGAACTGCCGACACCGGCGGCCTGGGCGATGCTACCAGCCCCCGACTTACTGACTCCGCTGAACAGGATTATTTCACCCTCAGAGAGCGAATAATCACAGTGACGAAGCAGGTTGGCTATTTGCAGGATTATATCAAAGGGCAGTGCCTCAGATAAGCTAGGACTGAAGGGATTCAAATAAAAAGGGAAAAACGCTGTAAACAAATCATTTTGTTTGGTGATAATGTTCTCCCCTTACTTTTTTGATTGGTATAGTGAAAACATGGAGATAGACCCAGTTTCAGTAGGTTCAATGGTCGCTGCGTTCGAATCTGCAAGATGGGCGTTTTGGTCTGTTGTGGTTTCAGCTGGCGCTGCATTCATCAGTTTAATAACCGCTATAGTAGCATTCTTTGCTTTGCGAACATGGAGGGATGAGGCTATTGAAACAGCAAAACGAGAATGGAAAAAATCGATAATTAATCTTACTATGAGATTGAGTTCAGCTTTCGGAACTGTAACCCATCAGAGGTCAAAGGCTTATGATGAATATCATAAAGAAGACCTCCGCGCTCTCATTGATGCGTCGGTTGCTTGCTGGTCGTCACTTCTAGTGACTTTGGAGCAGAATCCTCGACTAAGGCGAAATTTGTTAGAAAAATACGCTAAGGCCTACTTGGAATTCATAGAAATGTTCGATAATTATGAAGAAGGGAAATCAACAAGAGATCAAATTCTAATGAAAGTTCAGGAGTTGTATGTTTTCCCACCTGAGTTAAACGATTATTTCTAACCGCCTCAGGGCGGTTATTTATTGCCATCATCATAAAGTTGTCGTTGATGATGGCATTGAGATTACTTGAAGGTCTAAAAAAATTAGTTGGTCGGTTTGTTGGATGCCGAATACGCTAATGGTAACGCTTCATTGATGTCATCTTTAAGTTTTATCAAATCATTTACCCTTGTTTGTAATTCCTGAATGGGAATAGGGTTTGTAGATCCATTCGCTGCTAAAACATTAAATGAACCGGTTTCATCTAAGGATAAAGCTGAATGCGCCAAAGTGTTTCTGAATAGGCGGTGAGTTGTGTCGAATATGTTAAGAAGACTCAAAAGGGTGGCATGTTCACCAATATTTGGGTCAAGATTCACATTGTACCATTTCAGCTTTTCTGCTAGCGATTTATCTAACCAAGTGTTACTAACTTTTTTACCAGTGAAGAAAGATTGGGACATAGTGATAAACATGTCGATCTCTCCAGCGCATACAAGGTACTTACCTAGCAAGTGCTCTACTACTGTTCGGTGTGAAGTAGGTTGATGATTCATATTTTTTCCTTTCAATTGGTTCAATATTTATCGTCTCATTTTTTGGAAACATTAATAAAGGTTAAACATTATGGCAAAACCGGACTGGGGCGTGCTTCAGCAACGGTTCCTGTCCGAACATGCCGCAACCGGCGTATCACCAAGAGAATGGTGTGAAGCGCAGGGACTGAACTACGCGACTGCGCGCCGATACATCAAAAAGCCTTCAGCGCAAACTGCGCAGAAGATATTGAGCACTGCGCAGAAAGAACAAAGCGCAGAAGAGCTGGTGGAGATAATGCTTAGCGCGAAGGTAAAGCGCTTTATTGCTGAATATCTGAAGGACAATAACGCCACGGCAGCCGCTGCTCGTGCTGGTTATAGTGACCCAAACTACGGGCGTCAGCTAATAGCGAATCCTAACGTTTCTCAGGCCATTGCGCAGCAGCAAAAAGCGTCTATTGCGCGCACGCTTGGTAGTGCCGATGAAGTGCTCGCGCAAATGTGGCAGCTTGCTACCTTCGATGCCAATCAGCTTTCGCAGTATCGCCGCGGAGCGTGTCGTTACTGCTGGGGCTTCGGTCACCAGTATCAGTGGCGCGATGCAGTTGAGTTCGAAGAGAAGAGGCTCGAGGCTGTTGAACGTGACAGACGTGAACCCGAAGATTCTGGCGGTTACGGCTACGACCACAACAAAGAGCCAAACCCACAATGCCCACGCTGCAACGGTGACGGCATAGGACAGCCTTACTTCCCAGATACACGCAAACTCCCCTCGGTTTCCCGGCTCGCTTATTCAGGTGTGAAGGTCGGCAAAAATGGCGTTGAAATCACTGCTATCAGCCGTGAGCGCATGTTCGAAGCGGTGATGAAACGCCTCGGACTGGCCGATAGCGAGTTCGCGCAGCGCCTGCAGCAGATTGAAATCGAACGCCGGCAGCTGGAGGTCGAGAAACTCCGTAAAGAGCTGGCCGGTGAGGGTGAGGACGATGAACCAACCCCAGTGCAGATCAATATCAACGTAGTGGATGCGAGGGCAGACGATGGGGATCAGCCCGACACTTAACATTCCTCAGGCGCGCTTCCTTGCAATGCAGCACAAGTTTAAAGCCTACGTTGCCGGGTTCGGTTCCGGTAAGACATGGGTGGGTTGTGGCGGCATCTGCAAAGGGATGTGGGAACACCCGAAGATTAACCAGGGTTATTTCGCGCCGACGTACCCGCAGATCCGTGACATCTTCTACCCGACGATTGAAGAGGTGGCCTTTGACTGGGGCTTGAACGTCAAAATCAACGAGGGGAACAAAGAGGTTCACTTCTACGAGGGGCGACGGTACCGCGGGACGACTATCTGCCGCTCGATGGAGAAGCCCGGCTCGATAGTTGGTTTCAAAATCGGTAACGCGATGGTGGATGAGCTGGACGTCATGGCGGCTGCCAAAGCACAGCAGGCCTGGCGAAAAATCATCGCACGTATGCGTTACAACATTCCCGGTCTGAGAAATGGAATTGACGTCACGACAACGCCGGAAGGCTTCAAGTTTGTCTACCAGCAGTTCGTGAAGGCGGTACGTGAAAAGCCTGAGCTTGCGGCCCTGTATGGACTGATTCAGGCCAGCACGTTCGACAACGCGAAGAACCTGCCGCCTGACTACATCCCGTCGCTGCTGAGTTCTTACCCTAATGAACTGATTCAGGCATACCTGCGCGGGAAATTCACCAACCTCAACAGCGGGACCATTTACCACACCTTTAACCGCAAGCTGAATAACTGTTCTGACGAGATTCAGGATGGGGATCCGCTGTTCATCGGTATGGACTTCAACGTGGGAAAAATGGCCGCGATTGTTCACGTTAAGCGTAATGGCCTGCCGCGTGCGGTTCGTGAGCTGGTGAAGGTCTACGACACGCCGGCGATGATTAAGCGCATTCAGGAAGAGTTCTGGCGCTACGAGGATGGACGCTACGTGAAGAGCCGGGAGATTTACATCTATCCGGATGCCTCTGGTGACTCCCGCAAATCCCAGAACGCCAGCAAGACCGATATTGCTCAGCTAAACGATGCCGGATTCAGCGTCATCGTAGATGATGCCAACCCGCCGGTTAAAGACCGCATCAACTCGATGAACGCCATGTTCTGCAACGCCAACGGTGAACGCCGCTATCTGGTTAACGTTCAGAACTGCCCGGTTTACACCGAAAGCCTCGAACAGCAAATCTGGGCGGCAAATGGCGAACCAGATAAATCAGCAGATAACGATCACCCCAATGATGCTGGTGGGTACTTCATCGTGAAGGATTACCCGATTGTGAAACCGGCATACTCAATCACCATGGACACCACTTTCTGATATGGCAAACGACGACATCACCTGGGTTCGACCAGAACACCGGGCGGCTTCCGCTACCTGGCGGAAATACAGGGACTTTTGCAAAGGAGCTGAGGCCGTAAAAGCGGCGGGTAATAAGTATCTGCCTTATCTCGACCCAACCGATAAATCTACACGCAATCGCAAGCGCAATGAGGACTATCTGAGCCGCGCTGTGTTCTATGCCATTGCGGGCAATACGAAGATCGGCATGCTTGGGATGGCGTATCGCAAGGACCCCACGTTTAATGGTCCTGAAAAGCTCAAATACCTGTTAGACAATGCTGACGGGGCCGGTACCAGCATCTATCAGCAGTCGCAGCTGGTAGCTGAGAACGTGCTTGAGGTTGCGCGAGAGGGCATTTACGTCGATTACGCTGAAGAATCCGACGAAGCAATCATCCTCCGCTACCCGGCAGAGAACATCATCAACTGGCGAACAAAGCGTATCAACGGGCGCGATCAACTGGTGCTGGTGGTCCTGCGCGAATGCGTAGAAGAGCCGGATGGTTACGCTTATAAGGATGAAATCCAGTACCGCGAACTGGCGCTGGAAGAAGGGCGATTCATCTGCCGGGTGTGGCGCCGGGCTGGTGGCACCGCAAGCGGAACCTACACAGTTGACAGTGAGTACCACCCTAAACCCAAAGGGCAGGACTACTGGGACGAAATCCCGTTCACCTTTGTCGGCGCCCAGAACAACGATCCCACTATTGATGACTCTCCGCTGGCTGCGCTGGTGGAAATAAACCACGGTCATTACCGTAACAGTGCTGACTATGAAGACAGCGTGTGGTTCTGTGGCCAGGTGCAGCCGTACATGACCGGGCTTGATACCAACTGGCGCGATCACCTCGAGAAAAAGGGCGTGAAAATTGGTTCCCGATCACCGCTTTTGCTTCCCAAAGAAGGCTCTTTTGGCTATGCCCAGGCGCAACCGAACATGCTGGCTAAAGAGGCCATGGACAGTAAACGCGATTACATGGTGCAGCTGGGCGCCCGACTGATTGAGCAGAACGCCACGGCGAAGACCGCGACGCAGGCGAGTGGTGAGCAAGCATCCTCAACATCAGTGCTCGGTATTTGCGTCTCAAACGTTTCTGAGGCCTATACGCTGGCGCTGGGATGGTGTGCGAAATACCTGGCTATCAAGGGCGAATCGACGAGCTACACGATTAACCAGGAATTCATTGCGAAGGTTGCCGAGTCGGGCATGGTGACGGCAATCGTCAACGCCTGGCAGTCCGGTGCGCTGCGCGATAGCGATATGATTCGTGCACTGCAGAAGCTTGACCTTATCGACCCGGCCGACAGTCCGGACGAGGTTGTTGATGCGCTTCGCAATCAGGCACCAACGATGACGGGAGGCTGAGATGCCAACCGTTAACGAAAGCCTGCGTGACGAATCGATAGCTCATTCGGTCTGGTTAAGCCGCTACGCCACTGGCGTGGCAAACCGGATGGTGAAGCTGCTTAATGAGACGGATGCGGACCTTTCGGCGCGGCTGCTGGATGCACTGGACAGATTGCCTCAGGAGAGTTTCACCGTTAATCGTCTGCAGAGTTTACTGGGCGGCGTGCGTGATCTTAACCATCAGGCGATAGCCACCATGCAGGCAGGGCTCAAGAGTGAGCTGGTGGCGCTGGCAAAGAACGAGGCCAGTTATCAGCTGAGCCTGTTCGATTCCCTTCTTCCGTCACAGGTGCTGTCACGATACCCGCTGCAGGGAATCACTGCAGATATGGTGTATGCCGCAGCAATGGCGCAGCCTTTTCAGGGGCGAATGCTGAGTGAGTGGGCGGAGAATCTGGAATCGGACAGGATGGGGCGGATAGTGAACGCCGTTCGACGTGGGTATGTTGCCGGCGACACGGTAGAAACTATCGCGCGCAATGTCCGTGGCCACGCAAACAAAGACTACCGCGACGGCGCGCTGCAGATGAGCAGGGCAAACGCTGCCAGTATCGCCAAAACAGCCGTAAATCATCTTGCCGCGACCGCGCGCAACAGCTTCACCAGCGCTAACAGCGACATTGTGAAGGGCAAGCAATGGCTTTCGACTCTGGACAATAAAACCAGCCACGACTGCATTATTCGTGACCAGTTGCGCTACACGCTGGATAACAAACCAATTGGGCACAAGGTGCCTTACCTGCAGGGACCCGGGAAGATTCATTTCTGCTGCCGTTCTACTGAAACCCTGATACTCAAGTCCTGGCGTGAACTCGGCATCGATATCGATGACATGGACGAGGGTACCCGCGCCAGTATGGACGGGCAGGTCCCGGCGAAAACCACGTATATGGAATGGCTGAGGCGTCAATCGGCGCAACGACAGGATCAGGTCCTGGGTGCCGAGCGAGGTCGTCTGTTCCGTGCCGGAGAAATCGACCTGGCTGATATGTTCACTGACAAAGGCGAGTGGATCAGCCTGGAGCGTCTCAAACAGCTTTCTGGCACCGAAACCTGACAACCAATCTTTTCTACACGCCCTGGCATCCGCCGGGGCTTTTTTATGGGCGAGGCCCGACAAATCCCGAGGGGAAATTATGTTAATTCGAAACATGCTTCTGAAATATTACGCACCTGAAAGCGGCGGTGAGGGCGGCGGTGGCGGTGGTATCGAAATCACTCCTGAAATCCAGAAGCTGATTGATGAGCGCGTGACCAGCGAAGTCACTGGCCTTAAAACGAAAAATAGCGAACTGCTGGGCACCATTAAACAGCAGAAAGAAAACCTGTCCCGCTTTGAAGGTATCGATCCAGACGCTGTACGCGGCATTCTCCAGCGTTTTTCTGACGATGAAGAGGCAAAGCTTATCGCCGCTGGAAAAATTGATGAGGTGCTCGATAAGCGCACCGAGCGCATGCGTGCTGATGTGGATAAGCAGATTAAAGCTGCAAATGAACGTGCGGACAAAGCTGAAGCGTTCTCTAACAAATTCCGGGACCGCGTCCTGGGTGATGCAATCCGAGCTGCAGCCGCGAAAACTGGCGCGCTGCCGGAAGCATCCGACGATCTGATCCTACGTGCCAAAGGCACATTCCAGCTCAACGACGAAGGCGAGGCCGTAGCAGTTGATGCAAATGGCGATGTTCTGTTCGGTAAAGACGGCAAAACACCACTTAGCCCGCTTGAGTGGGCGGAGTCACTCAAGGAGACGGCTCCGCACCTGTTCCCGCGCGCAGAAGGCACGGGCGCGGGCGGACACAAGCCAAACGGCGGTGGCAGCCTGAAACGTTCCGAAATGAGCGCCAGCGATAAAGCGGACTACATCCGCAAGCATGGCCAGCAGGCCTACCTGAAACTTCCGAAATAAGGGATTAACCCATGCCAACCACTGTTAACACAGACCTGATTATCTATGACGACCTGGCGCAGACTGCGTTTCTTGAGCGTCGCCAGGATAACCTGGAAATTTTTAATCAGGCATCTAACGGTGCAATCATCCTCGATAACGAACTGATCGAAGGTGACTTCCGTAAACGCGCCTTCTATAAAGTCGGCGGCTCTATCGAAGCGCGTAATGTCAACTCTACTGACCCGGTCACGGGTAAAAAAATCGGCGCGGGCGAGTCCGTGTCCGTAAAAGCACCATGGAAGTACGGTCCATACGAAACAACCGAAGAGGCGTTCAAGCGTCGCGGACGTGATGTCAGCGAATTCTCTGAGGTGATCGGTGTTGATGTGGCCGACGCTACGCTTGAAGGCTATATCAAATACGCTCTTCAGGGGCTGATCGCTGCAATCGGTGCTAACGCCGACATGGTTGTGACAGCAGACATTGCCACCGACGGCAAGAAAACGCTGACGCGTGGACTTCGCACCTATGGTGATAAGTTCAACCGTGTATCTCTGTTCGTTATGCACTCCACCACGTACTTCGATATCGTTGATCAGGCCATCGACAACAAAATCTATGAAGAAGCTGGTGTGGTTGTGTATGGCGGTCAGCCGGGCACACTGGGCAAGCCAGTGCTTGTCACCGATACCATGCCTGTTGATGCCATTCTTGGTCTGGTATCTGGCGCTGTGTCAGTTATTGAGTCACAGGCTCCAGGCTTCCGCTCCTATGACATCAACAACCAGGAAAACCTTGCCATCGGCTATCGTGCTGAAGGTACGGTAAACGTCGAGTTGCTGGGTTATAGCTGGGACACCTCTAAAGGTGAAAACCCAGACCTGACGGCCATCGGTACGGAAGGTAACTGGAAGAAACACTTTACCAGCAACAAATCTACTGCTGGCGTGCTGATCAAACTGGGATCCGCGGTGGGGGAGTAACGCTGTCAGCGGATAAAACCTCCGCTACTGCTGACAGCACCGACGCGGTAACTGTGTCCCTGAAGTACACGCTGAACGGCTCCGGTGTATCCGGTAAAACCGTCGCGTGGACGTCCACTGGGGGCACGCTCAGCACGGCCAGTTCTCAAACCGGCTCTGCTGGTGGTGCAACGGTGAAACTCACGTCAGACGCGGCTGGAGCCTTCACGGTAACCGGCACGGTTGAAGGCGTGGCGAAAACCACAGAAGAGATCACCTTCACTGCGCCTTCCGGTGAATAACTGATGGGGCGAAAGCCCCATAAACTGGATGACCCGATGATCAATACCGATATCACTTCCCCGGATGCCAACAGCTACGCCACTGAAGAAGATTTGATCGCTTTCGGCGCGCTACGCGGCATAGAACTGCCTGACAGTCTGATACCTCTGCTGATTAAAGCAATGGACTACCTCGAAGGGCTGGACTGGGTAGGTAACCGGGCAAACCCTCGGCAGCCGCTGGCGTGGCCGCGCGAGAATGTTGTCTTGGACGGCTACGACTTCCCCGCCGATGAGGTTCCACGTGAAGTTGTTACTGCGCAGTGCATGCTGGCAGTAGAGGCAATCGACGGCGATTTACTTTCCAGTTCTCGCGAGGCTGCTGTGAAAACTGAACGCGTGGAAGGTGCGGTCACTATGACCTATGCGGTCGCAGACGGAGAAGTTTTTACGCCATCTTATCCGGCTGTCATGGCGCTGCTGGGCGACCTTGCTGGTGGTCGTGGTTACGCCATAAACACGTTTGCGGAGCGTGCGTGAAATGGCTGACCTAAAGCTCGTTAATCTGAATGCCAGAAAAAATGCAGATCTTGAACATCACCGCACGGAAGTAGTAAGGCTACTTGAAGAAGCGCTGCAGGCAGCCAAAGAGGGCAGCTATCGAAGCATGGCTGTATTGCTCATCAAAGATGACGGTGCGGTTCTTGACGCCTGGCATAGCGGCGGTCTGCCCTATGTCATGGTGGGAGCCATTGAATCACTGAAGTGCGATTTCATTAATCTGCAAATTGAGAGGCGCTAACCAGTGGCTATCAACTATCAGCGCATGCAGGACAGAACAACCCGCATGCTCAAGCAGAATGGCGTGGCGTATAACGTCACCCGGAAAGGTTCGGTAACGGTTATCGGCGGCGTTGAGCACAAAACTGAAGCGGTCGGTTTTACTGCTGTGGGCGTAAAGACCGAATACGCGCCAGGAGAAATTGATGGAACGGTCATCATTAACGGCGACGTTCAGATAGTTTTTACCGCAGAGAAGGAAATCAAAATTGGGGATGTGGTTGATATTGATGGCACAGCCCATCGTGTTGTCAAACCCAACCCGGTAGAGCCTGCTGCGCTGGTGCTCTGCTACAAAGCACAGTTGAGGGCTTAGCATGGGAGAAAATACTGCTTTCATCGCGGAAATTACGGCATTCGTCAATAAGGCGAAAGAGAATCAGGAAGCGGTAGCGCGCGCCGTCGGCATAAAAATACTTAACCAACTGGTGATGATGTCCCCAGTGGGCAACCCGGAGTTATGGGAAGTTAACCAGACAGCCGTTTCCTATAATCGCGCTGTCTACGACCACAACGAGGCTCAACGGGCGAACCCCGACAACCTGACTAAAACCGGACGGCTAAAGAAAAAGGCACGGCTGGTGGATGGGATGGATGTCAAAGCACCAGCGGGTTATACGGGCGGCCGTTTTCGCGGTAACTGGCAGGTGTCCTTTGATGCACCAACGACAGACGAGACTGGCCGGGTTGATAAGACAGGTGATCTGACAAAGGCGGCCGGGAACTACACGCTGTCACTTTTTAAAGTTGGTATGAAGGCCATTTATTTCTGCAATAACGTGCCCTATGCCTATCCGCTGGAAATGGGGCATTCCACCCAGGCTCCTGGCGGCATGGTTCGCATAACTGCCGCTGAGTTTCAACGATTCTTTGAGGAAGCTGTAAGAGAGGTGTCCAGGTGATTCCTGATATTGCATCCGCGCTGGCCGCCAGACTGGGTACATGGGCCGATGCCGAAGGCGTTTCTGTTGCATGGGAGAACGTGCCGTTTACACCTCCTGCTAACGAGATGTACCTGGCTGTTCACGATATGCCTGTTACGCCGCGAACAATTGATCTCGGCCTGCGCTGCCGGACTTATTCAGGCCTCTATCAGATTAATGTTGTTGCGCCGGCCGGTTCCGGCCGTACCTCCGCCGTTGCTCTGGCGGGCAGAGTTGCGGAGTTGTTCCCCGAAGGGCTGGAAATCGAAGGCAATGACTTCACCTGCTGGATTAGCAGTCAACCTGGCATATTCCGCGGTATCCCTACACAAGTGTCCTACACCGTTCCTGTCAGCCTGAATTACAGGGCTGACATTATCAGCTGATTCCCTCTCTGATGCTCCACATCTGACCGGCTTAAGGCCGGTTTTCTTGTTTCTGAAGGAGAAACCATTATGGGCTTTGCACTGCCTAACGGCGCTCACGTTTATCTGGCGTCGGGCTACGGCCCGGCTATTACGTTCACCGGCGCGACGAATGCCGAGCATGTGGTGATCACTGTCAGTGACCCCGATGAACTTGCGGCTGGCGATATCGTTCATGTGAACTGCAACTGGTCGGGTATTGATAACGTAATCGCGAAAATTGAAGCGATTGCAGACAGCGCTGTAACTCTGCGCAATATCAATACCACTAACAAAAACAAATATGCTGCTGGTGGCGGTACCGGCTCAATCCGCAAGGTGCTTGAGTGGACCGAACTGCCACAAATCACAGAAGTATCAAAAGCTGGTGGCGATCAGAACACCACGCAGATTCAGTTCCTCAGCGATGACAGACAGCGCAACCTGAACACCTACAAATCAGCAGTTTCCCAGACCTACTCGATCGCTCATGACTCCACGCTTCCGGTATACCCACTGCTGCGTCAACTGGACGAAGACGAAGAGACGGTCGCGGCTTACATGTACGTGCCAAAGGCGAAAGAGAACCGATACTGGGCGGCAACAACGTCTTTCGACGATACGCCGGCAACGCAGGTGAACGAAGTTGAAACGGTTACCGTTGTGCTCAATCTGCAGTCGCCTGCGATGACGTTCTACAAAATCACCGACGCCGCGGCGTGAGCCGGGGATAACAATAATATGAGCCTCCTGTTTGGAGGCTTTTTTACGCTAAGGGGCAACGATGGCGACCAAATTCACTCTTCAGCCAAAACCAACTTTCAAGGCTAATGTCTCGATCCCGCGCGCAGGTGAAGAGGATGGAGTCCTGACATTTACGTTTAATCACAAACCACTCAAAGAACTGGCAGACCTGGAGAAACTTGAAGGCAAAACAGCCACTGATTTTCTTATGGAAATCATTGCAGGCTGGGCGCTCCCTGATGCGTTCAACGCAGAGAACCTGTCGGTGCTGCTGGAGAATTACCCGGCGGCCATTAAGGCCATTCCGGAAACGTACTATCGCGAGCTGATGGGACACCGCGAAAAAAACTGATAGCGGTTGCCTCTGCGTTCTATACGCCTGAACCAACGGCGGCTGACCTGGCACCCTACGGGCTTACGCCGGACGATTACGATGTCCAGTTCATTGACGTCTGGCCGGATGTCTGGCCCTCCTTCCTGGTATTTCAGGCCGTCAGTACACAATGGCGCACAGGTATGGGCGGTGCGTCCGGGCTGGATTACAACGTACTCCCCTGGATGATGCGCCTGCATAACGTTGACGATGAGGCAACCGCGCTTTCGGATATAAGGGTGATGGAAAGCGCTGCGCTAAGAATAATGCATAAAGAGAGGGCGGGATGAGCAACGACATCGCAACGATTTCGCTGCGTGTGAACACTAGCGAACTGGAGCGCGGTAACCGTGAACTGGATCGCTTTCAGGAAACTGCGACCGCGGCGGCCGGTAAAGCGGATGACCTGAACAGTACGTTCCGTACCGGGATTGATAACCAGAAAAAAAACAGCGAAAGCCTTAAGCAGCAGCGCCAGGAACTTCAGAACCTGCTGAATAAAATCAGCCCGGTCAACAAGGCACTGGATGAGCTGGACACAATTCAGGAGAGCCTGGCTAAATTCCGCAGTAAAGGTCTGGTGGGTGACGAAGATTTCACACGCTATAACAGTGTGCTTGAAACGACACGCACAAAACTGGCACAGGTCATGGAAGCTGAGACAGCTGAAGGGCGGATCCGGATTGAACAGGCTCAGGCGGCGCAACGTGCAGCTGCAGCGAGTAAAACGTTTATAGACTCCCTGGAAGAGCAGGTTTCTGCAATCGGTAAAACCCGCGCAGAGTTGCTTGAACTGAAGGCTGCTCAACTAGGTGTCTCAGAACGCGCCGCGCCTATGATCGCCCGGTTGAAGGAGCAGGAGGAAGCGTGGAAATCGGGGGCTATCAGTGCGGGGCAATATCGCAACGCAATGCGATACCTGCCGATGCAAATGACGGATATCGTGACGTCACTGGCTTCGGGCATGCCCGTCTACATGGTAGCCATACAGCAGGGCGGCCAGTTGCGGGACTCGTTTGGTGGCGTTGCAAATGCGCTGAAAGCGATGTTATCCATGGTCACCCCGGTTCGTGTCGCGATTGGTGGTCTGGCAGGTGCTGTTCTGCTTGCTGCTAAAGCAGGCTCCGACTATTTAACAGCCTATGAAGAAATTAACAAAGCCATTATTCGGACTGGCAATATTGCCGGAACGTCAGCGCTCCAGGTTATGGCTTCATCTCAGACTATTGCCGCTTCAACTGGCGCTACGGTTGATACTGTCCAGGGGCTCATGACCGAACTGGTTGGCATGGGATCACTGACACAGCAGCAGCTTGAAAAGGCTACGAGTTCGACAGCTATGGCCGTTCAAACCGGTATTGTTTCGGCACAGGACATCACAAAAGCCTATAAAGACATTGAAAAAGACCCTGTCAAAGCACTGCAGAGCCTCAACGATCAGTATAACTTTCTTACCGTTTCGCAACTTAGGCACATTGATGATCTGGTGAAGCAGAAAAATCAGACCGCTGCAGTGACTCAGGCAATGGACCTGTTTGGCGATACGATGGCACAACGTGGAGAACAGGCTTACGACTCGCTGACACCGTTTGGTCGCCTGTGGCTGGATATCAAGGGCTGGGCGTCTGAGGCTATGCAGAGTATCGGTCAGTGGGTTGCTGAGCTGGCATCGAACACACTGAAGGAGTTCAACGCAATTTATTACAGCGTTGCGATCGTTTTCCAGAAGCTGAACCAGATCATTTCTTCCTCTATCGCTGCCGCGATTAACCTCGTTCCCGACTGGGCGAAAACAGATACTTTGCAGGGATGGCAGGACTACAACGAACAAATGGCCGGCGCTTATGGCGACAGCGTCTCTCAGCTTAAAAAAGACTGGGATGCAGCCGACATTAGCGCAGGTAAATACCTTGATACCACCCGCAAGATAAAAACCGCGACAACCCAGAAGGATCGGGAAGAAGTCGCTTTGTTTGGTAAAAAGACGAAAACCGGAAAGCAGGGCGCTGTATCTGCTGGCGATCGCACCACGGAAGCAGCTCAGGCTGAACTGCTTGCGCTTCAGGCTCAGTTACGTGCGCTGCAGCAGCATAAAGGTCTGAACGATACTATCAGCCAGCAGCGAAAAGATCTGTGGACGACTGAAGCGAAATTTCAGGTACTGGAAGAGGCATCACGGTCACGCTCCCTGACAAAGCAGGAAAAATCTCTCCTGGCTAGCAAAGACCAGGTTCTGCAACTGGCGAGGCAGAAAGCTCTGCTTGGTGACCAGATTACCGCGCAGGAACAACTCAACAAGCGCATGGATACATCGCAGAAATACGTCACGCAGATGGCTGAGAAACAGGCTGCGTTATTGGGTGGCGCCGGGATGAGCGATCGGATGGCTCAGCGTGAACTCGCGAAAAGTCAGCTCGCTGCAGGCTGGAAAAATTCAGGTGGCTCTCTAGAGGATGAGGGTTATCAGAAGCAACTTAAAGCGGCGAATGATTACTATGACGCAGAGGACAGGTTGCGTGGTGACTGGCTGACCGGTGCAAAAAAAGGCTGGGCTGAATTCGAAGACAGCGCGACCGATGTTTACTCTCAGATGCAGACGATTACCAGCAATGCGTTCACCGGGATGGCCAGCACACTCACTGACTTTTTTACTACTGGTAAATCTAACTTCTCAGACTTCCTGACTACCTTCCTGAAGGGCATAGCCCAGATGCTGACTCAACTGGCTCTGGTTAATGGAATGAAGTCATCCTTTGGTGGAACGGGTATCGGGGCGTTTATTGGTTTCTCTGGTGTCGGTCTGGTGCCGGGATTCGATAGCGGTGGTTACACCGGTGATGGCGGTAAATACCAACCAAAAGGCGTAGTTCACGGTGGTGAGTTTGTCTTTACGAAGGAAGCGACCAGTGCGCTGGGTGTCGGTAATCTTTATGCACTTATGCGGGGCGCCCAAGGGTATGCAAACGGCGGCTATGTTGGCCGCGCACCGATGTATGGGCTGCAATCTTCGGCAACTGGCGGCTTAACCGTTCAAACGTCCGTGGTCGTTCATAATCAGAACACTCAGCAGCAGGCATCTGGTAACAACGACGCTATTTCTCGGGCTTACAAACAGACCATTGATCAGTCTGTTCGTGCTGGAATTGCTAAGGAGTTGCAACCCGGAAGGTTGATTTGGAACGCTATGAAAAGCCGTTGAAAAATTGATAGCAGTCCCTTATTTGAGCCTGCTATCACAAGATTAATTATTTACGGGGCAGATACTTATGGGTTGTATATGTTCCACCTTTGTGTGAGGACCCTTTCCCGTTTGTATAATGACCACGAGAACCTTTTGCGTAAGTGATCGAGGGCGCCACAAGCATTAATGAAAGAACGGCAACTAGTAGTGTTTTCATAAGAACTCGCTGTGTAGTTAAGTAGTGTAAAAGCCATTCAAATATACGTAATGAATAGGCAGTTGGAGAAAAAATTCTTTCTGCTACTAATCGAGTTCAACCCGCTTCGGCGGTTTTTTTTATGCCCGGAGAAAGCATGGCAATCGAAACATTCACCTGGCGGACGCAGATACAGGCAGGAATGGAAGGAACGTTCAGCCATAAAACCCGCTCTGCAACCTTTGGCGACGGCTATGAGCAGATTGCCGGAGAAGGCATCAACCCTGAAAAGCAGTCATGGCCAGTAACACTAACTGGCAAAAAACCGGACATGCTTCAGGCACTGAAATTTTTCCGCTCCCACGTTACGAAATCATTTATCTGGACATCACCAGTTGGCGAAATGGGCCTCTATAGGATTGAGGCGGAATCAATCAAGTCACAGCCCTTATCCAGTAAAGTTCTGACCATTTCCGCAACATTCAAACAGGCGTACGCACCATGATCACAGCAGACTATCAAAGCCTTGAACCCGGCAATAAGGTCCGGCTTATCGAAGTTGATGGCTCTACGTTCGGCGTGGATGATGTACTGCGATTTCATGCGTATAACCTCCCGCACACGGAAGAAGAAATCGCCGCCGCTGGTGGTGATGAATCAAAGCTGAAGGCGAAAAGTATCTGGTGGCAGGGAGAAGAGTACGCCGCCTGGCCGTATCAGATTGAGGGGCTGGAAGCATCAACAGACGGCAGCAGCGCCCAGCCAACACTGGGGGTTGCAGATATCGAAAGCAAGATTACTGCGCTGTGCCTTGCTTATGACGATATGCTACAGGCGAAAGTTACCATCCATGACACCTATTCGCATTATCTCGATGCGCAGAATTTCCCCGCAGGCAACGCAACAGCTGACCCACAACAGGTCAGAAAACGCGTTTTTTACATCGATGGTAAAAACAGCGAAATTCCGGGCGAACGTATCGAGTTCTTACTCGATAGCCCAATGTCGTTACAGGGAAAGATGATTCCCACACGCCAGCTTCATTCTCTGTGTACCTGGTGCATCCGGAATAAATATCGCACCGGCGACGGCTGCGACTATGCCGGAACCCGCTATTTCGATAAAAACAACAACCCGGTGAGCGATCCGTCTCTGGACGAATGCAACGGCACGCTGACGGCCTGCAAACTTCGGTTCGGTGAAAATAACGAACTCTCGTTTGGTGGTTTCCCGGGCACGTCTTTGATCAGGAGCTGATATGCGGCAGAAAACCATCGATGCGATTATGTCACATGCTGCAGCTGAGTATCCTCGAGAATGTTGCGGCGTGGTGGCGCAGAAAAGCCGTGTTGAACGTTATTTCCCGTGCCGGAATCTTGCCGCGGCGCCGGAGGGAAATTTTGTCCTTTGTCCCGAAGACTATGCAGCTGCTGAGGACTGGGGGAAGGTGATCGCCATCGCTCACAGTCATCCTGATGCCACGACGCAACCGAGCGAACTGGATAAAGCTCAATGTGATGCAACCCTTTTACCCTGGCATATCGTGAGCTGGCCTGAAGGTGACTTTCGCACCATTACTCCACGCGGTGAATTGCCTCTGCTCGGACGCCCGTTTGTGCTCGGACACTATGACTGTTGGGGCCTAGTGATGAGTTATTTCCGGCAGGAGCACGGGATCGAGCTTAAGGATTACCGGGTGGATTATCCCTGGTGGGAGAACGACTATCCGGACAACTTCTATCAGGATTGCTGGTACGAATGTGGATTTCGGGAGTTCAGCGGTCCGGCGATGCCCGGTGATTTGGTAATCATGCAAGTTCAAGCCAACAAGTGGAACCATGCTGGTATTTTACTTAGCGGTAATATTTTGCTACATCACCTTTATGGGCATTTAAGTCAGAGGATACCTTATGGAGGATATTGGATTGATCGGACAATGAAAATTGTTCGTCATAATATCCTTTTCCGTTGATAATGAATATTCAATATCAATGCGGTGGATTTTCTCATGGAAAATAAAAATAAAGCTTACTACAATCTCAAAAAGATAGCTGTTTCGCTACCCCTTATTATTGGTGGGTTCCTTTTTATAAATAGTTTCTTCAGTTGTTCCATGAATTTATGGGCGGGCAGTGGTTATTTATTTACCGGTTTCGGCCTGACCATTTTTTTTGTTAGATGGCTGTTATGGGGTGACTTGGATTTTACATCCGGTGGAGTGATGGTATCAGTCGGATTTGTATTGGGTATCATCAGTGTGTTTACAGGTTCAAAAGCGCTCGATCCGGCATACAACAAGCTCAGAGTAGATATGTATAGCGTGTTTGTGGAAGCATCACTAACTTGTAAGGGGGACAGCCAACCCTACATTAATGCCGCACGCTCTTGTGGTGTTGCGCCCATATTAGATGTAATGGATTTGAATTACCAACTAGCCAAAGCTCGATATCTGAATCCCACAGCCTCGATTGTTGATGGTGTATACCATTCAACAGATGGTGTTAAGGTTGATCCGTGTTTAGTGAACTATTATGAACTATCATCACAGTGTCCCGATGCATTCGTTCAATTGAAAAATAACCACCCCGAATTGAAATCTTCTGCATCCTTCAAACAGTGCTCATCGCTTTGGCTAAAAGTGCGTGGGTGGATAGCAAGGCTTTTTTGATACGTGATTTAAGTAATATGAGACGTTTTCCGTGATGTAATCTCAGCCCACTATTATTGGTGGGCTTTTTATTGGAGTCCATTATTCATGAAAGTGGTTTCTGAGGAATTCAGAACAATTCGCCTTTATGGCGTCCTGGGGGCAACGTTTGGCCGCGAATTCCAACTTTCCGTAGCATCACCAAAAGAGGCCATCCGCGCATTGTGCGTTATCGTGCCAGGCTTCGAGCGTTTTTTGAATACCAGTAAGCAGCGCGGGCTTACTTACGCTGTATTCAGTGGAAAGCGTAACCTGAACGATGATGAAATCTCTATGGATCAGAGTACCGCTGATATCCGTATCGCGCCGGTGATCATTGGCAGTAAGCGAGCCGGGGTGTTTCAGACAATCCTCGGGGTTGCCCTTGTCGCTGTTGCTGCGTTCGTCACGGGAGGGGCCGCGATCGGGATTGGTGGTACCGCTTTCGCTGGTGGATGGGGAGCTGTGGCGGGGATTGGGGCATCAATGGCGATCGGTGGCGTAGTCCAGATGCTTTCTCCACAGACAACCGGGCTCGCCAGTAAGCAATCGGCAGACAACAAGGCCAGCTATGCCTTTGGTGGAGTAACAAATACGACAGCTCAGGGAAATCCGGTACCACTCTTGTATGGTCGGCGCCGTATAGGTGGTGCGATCATTTCAGCCGGTATCTATGTTGAAGATCAGCAGTAAGCATGCTGTAATGGGCTTACTTAATGTGGGGTAACTTGAGATTAGATTCAAAAATGAAAAAAATATCTACTCTTTTTCTTTGTACTTCCTTATTTTCAGGCATGGCTTTAGCTGAGAACCATTACATACCTCTCCTCTATAATTTATCTACTATGTTTGATTTCAATCCAGTTAAAGGAGCTGTCAAATCATTAGATACTGATGTTGAAGAAAATGGTAAGGTCACTTATAAAATCGCCATCAGACTGGCTAAGAATGGGTGTGTCGAAAGCTTAGATCTTGACAACGTTTCGTCTGGCCATGAAACCAATCTAAAAAATAGCAATGGAAATCTTGTTGGTCAGAGAGATGGTAAGCCTTTCTCTATACAGCTCGATGAAAAATGTAATATCTTGAGTAAAAATGAAAATGGTGACGAGTTGCTATATAGTCTTTACTCGAATGGTTTAATTAAAGACACCTATTTTTTGGGTAAGAAAATATCTGAGCATTTTTATGATGGTCATTCTAATTTGATACGTTCTGAGTTTTATAGTTCTGGAAAGGTCCTATCTAAAAACGAAATATCTTATGTTGATAAAGACAGGAAGCCTCTTGATTATAAAATTATAAATACATCAGTTTACTCGGAAGGTTATACAGCAACGAATACTTGCCATTATAGCGAAAAGCTTGTTCCTGAAATATGTAAAGTAACAGTACAGAACGCTGGGAATCCTTTGCCGAAACCAGTATTTATGACTGCAAATACGAAAGTTGAATTCTACTAGATTAAACACATTTCAAAAAGCCACCTCTGGGTGGCTTTTTTTATGGGCGCAATATGGCTACATCTACCCCGATTAGAGGCCGCAAGGGCGGCAGTTCAAGCTCAAGAACTCCTACAGAACAGCCAGACGATCTGCAGTCAGTAGCCAAGGCGAAAATCCTTCTCGCGTTGGGAGAGGGTGAGTTTGCTGGTGGCCTCACTGCGCGCGATATTTATCTCGATGGCACTGCACTTGAGAACGCAGATGGTTCCGAGAACTTCAGCGGTGTGGCTTGGGAGTTTCGTTCTGGAACTCAGGCGCAAAAATACATTCAAGGGATCCCAGGTACCGAAAACGAAATCAATGTAGGTACCGAAGTTTCCAGTATCACTGCATGGACGCGTACTTTTACCAACACCCAACTCTCTGCGGTTCGTCTGCGTCTGAAATGGCCTTCTCTCTTCAAACAGGAGGACGATGGCGATCTGGTTGGCTATTCGGTCAACTACGCAATTGACTTGCAGACGGACGGCGGCACATGGCAGACGGTACTCAATACCAGCGTGACCGGCAAAACGACTTCAGGTTACGAGCGCAGCCACCGTATTGATTTACCTCAGGCTGGCAGTACCTGGACAATCCGACTGCGTAAGATTACGTCTGATGCCAACAGCGCGAAGATCGGCGACACGATGATGCTGCAGAGCTTCACCGAGGTAATTGACGCCAAATTACGCTATCCAAACACAGCGTTGCTTTATATCGAATTCGATTCCAGCCAGTTTAACGGTTCTATCCCGCAGATCTCCTGCGAGCCTCGCGGCCGCGTTATCCGCGTTCCAGATACCTACGACCCCGAAACCCGCATATATAGTGGTATGTGGACTGGGACATTTAAATGGGCCTGGACCGATAACCCTGCATGGATTTTCTACGATCTGGTGGTTAGTGACCGTTTCGGACTTGGGGATCGTCTTACAACGGCCAACATAGATAAATGGACACTCTATCAGGTTGCGCAGTATTGCGATCAAATGGTACCGGATGGCAAAGGCGGAAGTGGTACCGAACCACGTTATACCTGCAACGTCTACATTCAGGAACGCAACGACGCTTATACGGTCCTGCGTGATTTTGCTGCCATATTCCGTGGGATGACCTACTGGGGCGACGACCAGATTGTGGCGCTGGCGGACATGCCGAGAGATGTTGATTTTACATATACGCATGCGAACGTTATTGATGGCCGCTTTACCTATTCCAGCAGCACCACAAAGAACCGTTACACCAATGCGCTGGTGTCCTGGTCTGATCCTGATAACGCTTATTCTGATGCGATGGAGCCTGTTTTTGAGCAGGCGCTGGTTTCGCGTTATGGATTTAATCAACTTGAGATAACAGCTATTGGTTGTACCCGGCAATCGGAGGCGAACCGAAAGGGGCGCTGGGGGATCCTCACCAATAACAAAGATCGCGTTGTTACTTTCAATGTAGGGGAAGACGGTAACATTCCGCAGCCTGGCTATGTGATCGCTGTAGCTGACCGAAATCTTTCCGGGCGCGACCTGGGCGGCCGTATCTCTGCGGTGAATGGTCGCGTGCTGACGCTGGACAGGGTGCCGGATGCTTCGGCAGCCGACAGGATGATTGTCAATCTTCCATCGGGTGTTTCGCAGTCACGCACCATTCAGTCGATAACGGGCAATAAAGTGACCGTTACTACCGATTACAGTGAAACGCCTGTGGCTGAGGCCGTATGGGTCATTGAGTCTGATGAGCTCTACGCACAGCAGTATCGCGTTATTACGGTAACTGATAATAATGACGGCACGTTCACAATCGTCGGTGCAAATCACGATCCGGATAAATATGCCCGTATCGATACCGGAGCCATCATTGACCAGCGGCCAGTGAGTGTCATCCCGCCGGGTAACCAGTCGCCGCCTGCCAACATTGTCATCAGCTCGTTTTCAGTGGTTCAGCAGAATATCAGCGTCGAAACGATGCGCGTGAGCTGGGACCAGGCGCAGAATGCAATCGCCTATGAAGCGCAATGGCGCCGAAACGATGGGAACTGGGTTAACGTGCCGCGCAGCTCCACCACGTCTTTCGACGTGCCGGGCATTTACGCGGGACGATACCTGGTGCGTGTGCGCGCAATCAATGCCGCAGAAATTTCATCAGGATGGGGCTATGCAGAAGAGAAAACGCTGACGGGTAAAGTGGGCAATCCACCGAAGCCGGTTGACTTCATCGCTTCTGAAAGCGTGGTATTCGGTATCGAGTTGAATTGGGGATTCCCGGCGAATACCAGCGACACGCTGAAGACGGAAATTCAGTACAGCCTCACCGGTACCGAAGACGATGCGATGCTGCTGGCCGATGTGCCATACCCGCAGCGCAAATATCAGCAGATGGGCCTTAAGGCTGGGCAGATTTTCTGGTACCGCGCACAGCTGGTGGACCGCAGCGGCAACGAATCAGGGTATACAGAATGGGTGCGAGGACAGGCCAGTATCGATGTCTCCGACATCACCGATGTGATCCTGGAGGAAATTAAAGACTCTGATACCTTCAAAGACCTGATCGAGAACGCGGTGGACAGCAATGAAAAAATTGCTGGCATGGCTGACGACATCAAACAGGCCAATGATGAACTTGAGCAGCATGCGAAGGATATCGCCAAAAACGCCCAGGACGTCGGGAAGGTTCAGACCAGCGTTAATGAGCTTTCCAGCACGGTCGGAGATGTATCGTCTTCTCTCTCGGAGCTTAAGCAGACCGTGGCGACGGCTGATACCGCGCTGGGCCAGCGCATCGATAACATCAGTGTGTCCATGGACGGCATGACGGGCGGGGTGAAGAACTCGGCAATCGCTATTATCCAGGGAAACTTGGCTCAGGTAGCCACGCGTAAAACTCTGTCTGCTTCGGTTGCCGGTAACAGCGCGCAGCTGGACCGCATTGATGAGGTGATCGTCAACGAGAAGGAGGCAACGGCGCGATCTTTGCTGAGTTTGCAGACTGACGTGAACGGCAACAAAGCTTCCATCAACAGCCTGAACCAGACGTTCTCGGATTACCAGCAGGCTATGGCCACGCAGGTAAACAGCATCACAGCGACAGTCAATGGACACACTGCAGCGATCACAACCAACGCGCAGGCCATTGCCAACGTGAATGGTGACCTGGAAGCGATGTACAGCATTAAAGTTGGGTTATCGAGCAATGGTCAGTATTACGCAGCAGGGATGGGGATTGGGGTTGAGAATACCCCTGGTGGCATGCAGTCGCAGGTTGTTTTTCTGGCTGACCGCTTTGCTGTGACCCAGTACGCCGGAGCCACGGTTACGCTTCCGTTTGTTATTCAGAACGGGCAGACCATCATCCGGGAAACGCTCATTGGTGACGGGACAATCGGCAACCTTAAACTCGGCAACTACATCCAGTCGACAACCTGGGATGGAACCGGAAACGTTGGCTGGCACATCAACAAATCCGGTTATGCCGTGTTCAATAATGTCACCGTGCGTGGAACGGTTTACGCCACGAACGGGGAGTTTACCGGGAAAGTGACGGCAACCAGTGGTTCATTCAGGGGTACAGTGGAGGCTGAGAATTTTGTCGGTGATGTGGTTAACGCAGGTGTCGGTCTGGATAAATCCAGATCCGGCTCAGGAGGTGTAACGACCAATCTGACTTATACGGATACAACCGGAACCAGCAAGCCTAAGACAGTAATTGTATCAGCGGTTGTATTGATATATGGCGTATCTGGCGACGATGCCACTGCGCGGATATCAGTGACCATTGACGGAACCACAAAGGATTATCAGTGGGTAACCTGTTCAACCCGAAATACAACCAACGCTGTAGCGGTCCCGGTGATTTTTGCGAAAAGCGGAATTACGAAACAGGTAGTGACTGCATCAATAAGCGTAAATGATATGTCGGGAGGAACTAACGCATCGAAGAAAGAGATTCTTTCGCCGGTGTTGCAGATTGCACGTGGCTCAGGTTCATTTTCCGCGTCATAAAAATAAAGCCCCATCAGGGGCTTTATTTATTTTACTTGAATGGTGCTTTAATTTTTTGGGCCGGGAGTTCTCTGTCTTTGTAAGAGACGCCACCAGTACATGGCTTAACGTGTGAGACATTATCGTAAGACGTGACAGTGGACGTATTCGCGTTAACACAGGCGTCAATCTGGCGTTTTTGTGCTGTTCCACCATCGCCATATCCAGGGTTAGATGTGTGTCCCGTTTCAGAAGCCACTGACAGTGATGACAGAGACAATAAAGTCACGCCCATAAGCATCGACAAATAGTTCTTTTTCATTTTTGCATTCCATTAATTAGTGGGGTGCCCATATTCACAAATAAACATTAATTATTCAGATCGTTTATGCGAATCAATATTTAGTTATTGATCGTTTATAGCGATCAATTAATTAAGAGGCACCTATGCTTTATAATACTGGCACTATCGCTATTAACGGAAATACCGCAACCGGCACTGGCACAAACTGGACGGCACCGGCCAGCCAGGTTCGCGCTTGCCAGACGATTTTCGTCATGTCTAACCCGGTCCAGATGTTCCAGATTTCATCCGTGAACAGCGCCACGTCAATGACGGTTACGCCTGCTGCTTCTCCGGCGCTGAGCGGCCAGAAGTACGGCATTCTGGTATCTGACAATATCTCGGTCGATGGCCTGGCGCAGGCGATGTCTCAGCTCATTAACGAGTATGACGAGAATATCGGTGCGTGGGAGACGTTCGCCACCACATCAGCAAATCAGAGTATCACTGTAACAATCAACGGCACCTCCGTAACCATCCCCGGCATCGGGAAACTGGCGCAGAAAGGGAGCAACGGTGCGCTGGCTGTTGCTGACGGCGGTACCGGTGCAACGAAGGCAGAAGACGCTCGCACAAACCTCGGTTTAGGAAACAGCGCCACCAGGAACGTTGGAACGGCTGCCGGAACCGTGGCGGCCGGAGATGATACGCGGCTTAAGACAATAGAAGGAAAAACGGGCGGTACAGTAACCGGTAGTATTATCTCCACCCCAGGTAATGAAGTTGGCGTTGCAACGGGGACTGGTGGGAATAAGGCGATCACACTGTCTAATGCATCATCAGACGGACCGGTAGAGAACTATGTAAACTGGCTTTCTGGTAATTACTATGCTGGCACATGGAGGCTTGGCGCTGTACGTGGATCATCAAGGGATTTAGCCCGTGTACAAATGAACATCTATGATGGTGTAGGTACCAATGCTGATTTCCGCTGGTACCCTTACGGAGCGTTTCAGTCAAAAGTCAACTTTTGCCCAGGCGAAGGGCAAGGTGGGAGCTATCAGGTAGTGGTTAACGGTTACGGCACCAACACATCTTTTTCACGCCCAAACCTATCAACTCCAAACGATAGTGGTTTTGTGCCATTTGGCAGGTGGCATACCTATTGCTCAGGGGGATATCACGCCGTTACCGCTCTTGGATCTATCTCCCAGGGGCCAAGCAACTGGCCATCCATTGAACTGGCAACAATTGGTGATGGTGGATCTGCAGGAACGCGCATTTTCTCGTTTAATACAGTCACCGCTGATATTTCTGTATCTGGAAGTGGCGGCTTCTCAGGTAACTATATTTTCTCAAAACAGCCTAACTGTGATGTCACACTGAAACATAGCGTGAAATACGATGATGGGTCTCAGTCGTACGAAAACATCAAGCAATTCCAACCGGCGACATATATCTACAACGATGATCCCCGTGAAAGAGTCCGTCGAGGCGTCATTGCTCAGGATGTCATGAAGATTGACAGCGAGTATGTAAAGTTGGTCCCGGCAACACCGAAATTTGATGGCGAAGGCAACAGGGTTGACGCTGACGATACGCTGGCGCTGGATAGCAATGTCATCATGCTCGATACAGCACTGGCTCTCAATTACGTCATTAAGCAGTTGGAAAAAACACAGAAAGAACTTAATGAGCTTAAGAAAAAATTTTCTTAGCCATGGAAGTTTAGCGCCGCGGCCCAATCGAAAGAACAAGCAGCGGCGACATCGATAGTTTTGATGACCAAAATCATTTCTTCAGTAGTTTCTTCAGTCTTATCAGCAAGAACGCTATTAATGCAGACAGAGAAAATTTAATAAAAATTACTGTGAAATCATAGTTATTCATGGCCTCTTCACCATCACCTGATATCCGGATATGTTGCATGAAAACATCATTAATCCAGCTATCGGGAATGAGGATAAAACAGACAATAAGCAAAGCAACGAATATTATGATTTTCATCTCACACCACATTTACTGAAGTCAGGAACACCACGAACATCAATACGCCCGTATGCCATTAATCCTTTTCCGCCGGGTACAGTCACTTTTTTCCGTTTGAGTAATGCATTACGAAGAATCTGGAAATCAGCTGCTCTGTAAAGGGTGATGCAGCCCCACGATACACCAGAACCATCAGTATTGAGAGGGTGGAGCCTGAAACTGCCACGTCTCGTACCGTTAACATAGACGTAATCGCTCATGGTTTGCGCACTGTACAAACCGAACCATTCAGAGTGATGGTTTTTATACAGGTGTGCCAGATCGATTATTTCAGCTCTCGCCTGGTTAACGAAACTACCAGTGGGTCGATCAACAATCCAGTAAGTACCGGGTGGAATCGCGGCCTTTTCAATATCTGAGCAGTTAGGATTGTTGATATATCGTTCGATCCCTGACAGAACGTCAAATGATCCAATACCATAACAATCCAGCTTGAGCGTTTTCCCATCTGTCGACAGCCGGCCATAATCCATCATGCAAATCTGCAAGCTCTTACTCCCGTTTTCGATTATCAATTCGCCGGAATGATAATAGATAATAAACGGCTGGTTAACCTACTAATTTTTCGGTGTAAGGAAGGTTAGTAATGTTACCAGTTTGGTAGTAAGTAGCGGTGAAGCCAGTAATGCTCAATGCCTTTTGCTGGCGAAGAACACTAAGGATTGGTCTAAATATACACATCTGAATCAGAACTCGAAAAATTTACAAAGGTGATAATTCGAAGAGAGATAGAAACTTACAAGCGAAGCGGTGAAGCTTTGTACAGCCATAAGGAATCCGGTGTATTGCGAACCCTCAAAAATAAAACTACTGTATATAAATACAGTATTCGAGGTGTGCGTAATGGAATTCTTCAGACCTACAGAACTGAGAGAAATTATTGTTCTCCCGCTTTTCAGTGACTTAGTGCAGTGTGGTTTCCCGAGTCCGGCAGCTGATTACGTTGAGCAGCGTATTGATCTCAATGAGCTTTTAGTTGCACATCCCAGCTCGACGTATTTCGTAAAGGCCGCAGGCGACTCGATGATAGAGGCCGGGATTAGCGACGGTGATCTGCTGGTGGTGGATAGCTCCCGAACTGCTGAACACGGAGATATCGTAATTGCCGCAGTTGAAGGAGAATTCACAGTCAAACGTCTGCAGCTCCGCCCAACCGTTCAGCTTAATCCGATGAACAGCGCTTATTCGCCGATTATCGTCGGCAGTGAAGACACGCTGGACGTTTTCGGCGTCGTGACTTTCATCGTTAAATCGGCGAGCTGAACATGTTCGCGCTCTGTGATGTGAATTCGTTCTACGCATCATGCGAGACTGTATTCAGGCCGGACCTGAGAGGGAGGCCGGTTGTCGTTCTCTCAAATAACGATGGCTGTGTAATCGCACGCAGCGCCGAGGCCAAGGCGGCTGGAATTACCATGGGCGAGCCGTTCTTTAAGCAAAAGGATCTATTCAGGCGCGCTGGTGTTGTTTGTTTTAGCAGTAATTACGAGCTCTATGCTGACATGTCAAACCGGGTAATGACGACGCTTGAGGAAATGAGCCCTCGCGTCGAAATTTACAGTATCGACGAAGCTTTTTGCGACCTGGCAGGTGTTCGCAACTGCCGGGACCTGACGGAGTTCGGCAAAGAGATCCGCGCTACGGTTCTTAAGCGTACGCACCTGACTGTCGGGGTTGGGATCGCGCAAACGAAAACCCTTGCTAAGTTGGCCAACCATGCCGCCAAGAGATGGCAGAGGCAGACGGGCGGAGTTGTTGATTTGTCCAATATCGATCGCCAGCGTCGGCTGTTGGCTATCGTGCCTGTAGAGGACGTATGGGGCGTCGGAAGGCGCATCAGCAAGAAGCTGAACGCAATGGGCATTAAAACTGCCCTCGACCTTTCGGAGCAGAGCACGTGGATAATCAGAAAGCACTTTAACGTTGTACTCGAGCGGACAGTCCGAGAGCTGCGCGGCGAGCCTTGTCTCGATCTTGAAGAGTTTGCGCCGGCAAAGCAGGAAATCGTCTGTAGTCGCTCATTCGGCGAACGCGTTACCGAGTACGAACAGATGCGTCAGGCTATCTGCAGTTATGCGGCAAGAGGTGCTGAAAAGCTTCGGGGCGAGCATCAGTATTGCCGCTTTATTTCTGCGTTCGTGAAAACCTCTCCCTTTGCGATTAACGAGCCGTATTACGGTAACAGTGCTTCAATGAAGCTTCTCACCCCTACACAGGATTCCCGCGACATCATCAACGCCGCGGTAAAGTGCCTGGACAAAATCTGGAAGGATGGCCACCGGTACCAGAAAGCCGGCATTATGCTTGGGGACTTCTTTAGCCAGGGAGTGGCCCAGCTCAACCTATTCGACGAGAACTCGCCGCGGGCAGGTAGCGAGAGGTTGATGGAGGTTCTCGATCATCTCAACGCGAAAGACGGGAAAGGCACGCTCTACTTTGCTGGGCAGGGCATACAGCAGCAGTGGCAGATGAAACGTGACATGCTCTCACCTCGCTACACAACTCGTTATGCCGATTTATTGACGGTCAGATAGGCCGCCATGGGATTGAGATACCTCGAAAGGCGAACACGTAAAAGGATAAGTAAAAGTTTTGTTGCTGCCATTAAGTTCGACGTATTGGATGACTAAAGTACAGTTTTTTGGAACATCTTCTTTGGAATTTAAAATCGTTTGAATTTCATAGGGAAGAGGGGAAGGTATAGGTGCCCCGTTTGAGGCATTAAGTATTTTAGCTTGCCCTGGTTCAAGGAGTGTGCCATCAAGCTGATTGTCGAGGTACCATGTACCTATCCCGAAACTCATCTTGCTGTCAATTTCAATAGAAGTAATTGCTGCCGGCTGATTACCGTTATTGGCGATCATAAAATGAAGCTTATTTGACTCGCCAGATATGATAGAGGTAACTATTTCTGCCTGTTTAGATTGAAAAACACCATTAATAAATGGAATTGTCCATATTGAAAGCAATGTAAGAAAGAAGCCAGTAAACAGAGCAAACGTATTGAGGTGACGGATCCAGTTCTGATAGCTTCCACAGTGGTGACATTTTTTAGCTCCGTGGTGTATTGGATTTCTACAATCACGACAGTTATTCATAAGGCATTCCCTGCTTATACCATGAACAATATTAGTGAATACATAGTACTAGAGCGAGACTGGTTCTAATAGATCATGTCCTTGGTTTTTTACATTACCCACGGCGCGCGTCACGGCGTGCCAGATAAACTTGTCTGCCGGCACGGAACCGTCGGCAGCTATCTCTTCAGCTTCCTTTCCGCCTATATCCTGTCGCATCCACTCCCTCGCCGCTTCAGGTGACAGGACCAGCGGCCTGCGGTCGTGAATGTCGACCAGACCCTTATCAGCTGCAGACGTCACTATCAGAAAGCCTTCCGCTTCATCACCTCGCTCAAACGGCGTGCTGCCGATTGCTGCCATAAATATCGGCTGGCCATCTGCCCGGTGAATGAAGTAGGGCTGTTTTTTGTCGCCTACTTTCTTCCACTCGTACCATCCATCTGCAAAGCAGATTGCCCGGCCATGCTGCCAGAGAGGTTTAAACATTCGGCTTGTAGCCGCCGTCTCGACGCGCGCGTTAATGAGTGGCGGTTTATCCCACCACCCTGGCGCGTATGACCACAAGACCGGATCGAGATGCAGTTGCTCGTCTCGTTCGCTAAGCAGAAGAACTTTGGTACCTGGCGAGACGTTGTACCGACCAATAGGTTCCGGGTCGTATGCGATGTCGCGATCGGCTTCATCGGCCAGGTATGCCAGATATTCTTCACGGTTTTGGGCTTGTGCAAAACGTCCACACATAGAAATCTCCAGCCAGATGTCAGAATGAAAGTATAGGGCAGGGAGAAAAAGAGGTGCGCACCGAAACGTTATGATTTTGAAACAGGGGCATGATGGAAGTCAGGCAGACGGTAAAGCGGGTCGTTGAGACACTGGAAGGAGCTACGCAAAGTTAAAGTGTTAGGCTATTTACGTTCCGAAGCGGTTATCGTTCATTAATTGAGCGAAGTGCGAATGTTTAGAGTGGGTGAAGGGGCATTTTTGAGAGAGATTCTTCCCCAAAACGATACGCAACCTACTGAATAGCATAAGGTTCTATTAGGAGTGAAAATGGTGCAAATCAGTGGCTTGATAACAAGTTAACTTATTGTTTAGAAAGAATAAAAACGATATTTGGATAGTATGCTTCGCCCATATCTTCGGCGGCGGCTACGCGGCGGGATACTATGCCTACCTGTGGACGCAAATGCTGGCAGACGATGGCTACCAGTGGTTTGTTGAGCAGGGCGGGTTGACGCGTGAAAACGGACAGAAATTCCGTGAAGCGATTTTGTCGCGCGGGAACAGCACTGATTTAGCTGAACTTTACCGGAACTGGCGTGGCCACGATCCGAAGATTGAACCGATGCTGGAGAATCGTGGATTGAGTGCTTAA